ATGAACAACATAAACACTGCATTGGTTGTTAATTTAAATTCTTTTATTATATACTCTGTAAAATCTGATATTAAGCATGGAATATAAAATATTAAATAAATAAGGAAACCATTTGCCCCTTTTATGGATTTTAAATAATTTGAAAATGCATTGAACAATATAGCAAATCCTACCAAAATTATTAGCACTGATGTAATACCCATAGCATAATTAAATAATCTATTATATGATAAAGTTATATATCCATAAGTAAAAAACATCAATAGTAAAAACATATAATAATAATTACTCCAGCTTGGTGCAGACATTTTTATTCCATAACTAAAAATATATACTACAACTAATACAACAGATAAGCTAGATATAACAGTTTTTGCTATTTCTTTTTCTACTCTTTTATAAGGATTATTTACATTATCTGGGTCGCTTTTTAAATCATACACTGCAATAATAGATAAAATAAAAAATAACACAATATTTACATACAAGCCGGACATATCGCTTTCTCTAATTGAATTAAATGTTTGTCCTGTATTTTGACTTATAGTATTTATTGATTGTGATAATGAATTTTTTACATTATTAAAATTTTGTTCCATGGTCTATACTGTTTTCTTATATTTTAATACTTATGAAAACATTTAAAAAATATTGTCTATAATATAAATAATGTATATTTACTATGCTTCATTTTTGTTTGCAACACAATTATTTTATTTTTATACTCAAAAAGAGCAAATTGAAAATTACTACAATGTAAAATATAAAGAGGCTTCAATTATTGTTCACTCTCGTATATCTATGATTAAATGTTTCATTTTATCTGGAATACATATATACCAAATTGCCAATTTGGACTATAATAAAATAGATAGAGTAAATTTCACTTCCCCAATAATAATAACTGCTCTAAATATTTATATGGGGGGAGCAATATATGATTTATTAGTTGATATATTCAACCAGTCAGTAAAACAAGATATTTTTTTTCATCATGTGATTTCATTTACTTGTGCAGGATTAGCAAGAAAATATAACACACATCTTTATTATGTTACTTTTATGGGTTTAACTAATATAAACAATATTTTTCTTTGTATGATTACTATTAATAAGGCAATAAAAAAGCCACTTCAAATTGATTTAACTAATATATCCTATGTTATTACTTATTCTCTATTTCGTATACTACTTTTTCCATATATAATTTTTATTCATCATCAAGATAAGCCTTTATATATTGGATTTTTTAATCAAATAGTTCATGGGTTTGGTCATATTTCTTTACTTTCTTTATATGTATTGCAAATATATTGGGCAACCTTGATTTATAAACACATTCAAAAATCAAGAGCAAATATTGAAAATTAATTATAAATTTTCCATAGCAGTTTTTTCACCGTGACATTCCCTACACATTGCTACTAAATTATCAACATGATTGCTTCCTCCATGTTCTAATCGTGTTTTATGATCAACCTCAAACCAAGCATTTAATTGCTTTTTACATTGTCCGCAACACCAATTTTGTCTAGATGCTACAAACTTTTTCTTTGTTTCACTTACTGAACGTTTTGTTCCAGTTTTTCCTGATGCCATAATTTTACTTTCAGCATTCTGTTGATTTAATGAAACAATTGGATAATTATATCCTGCACCTTGCATGTGTTGATATTCATTATTGTCAGCAAATTGTTGTTGTGAAGTGAAATCTAAGATTGGTGATATTAAATTGGCAGTATTCCGGTCGATTGGTAAATATTTTAAATAATCATTTGATACTTTCGTTATTTGCTGGGCTCGTAATGGATTTTTCTTAAAAAGTATATACAACATTAATGCTCCAAATGCAACTGCAGCCATTTGATAATATTTTTTATAAGTGAATAACAATTTTAAATATTTACCATCCGTGTATATGTTAGCCATGATTAAACCTGCTATTAATATTAATAATAATTCAAATCTCATTTTAATTATAATATTATTAGAAATTATTGTTATTCATACCAATTGTAGATAAGAACAAACAAGATAATTATAAGTAAAACAAATAAGTAATGTTTTCTATTATTTATTTTTTCTGCTAAATAAACAGATTTTGGTTTGTATGCGTTTCTATATAATTCTAAAGCTGCTGGTAAAGATATTTCAGACTTTCCAAGATATATATTTACTTTATTGTGAATAAAATGCATCCATTTGACAAAAGAATCTCTATTTGTTAAATAAGGCGTTACTGGATATTTATCTAAAAAAGAACTAAATATATTTCCAATTTCATCAACTGGAATAAATATAGGTAAGTTTTGTATTAAATCATAATATTTTTTTTTAGTAACATCATTTGGATGCATTGGGTAAGATTCCGCAATTGTATGTAGAAAAAACCAATAATGTGGTCCCCACACTTCAGGATCAAAATACATTTACTTCTATAATTATAATTATATAAAGATATTTTACTTTAGATATTAACATATGAATGATTTATATTGCAACAATTGTGGAAAAAAAGGACACTTATATAATCAATGTAAAATACCAATTACCAGCACAGGAGTAGTGGCGTTCAGAATATATAAAAAAGAAATTCAATTCCTTATGATTAGAAGAAAAGAAACATTAGGTTTTATTGATTTTATGCGTGGTAAATATAATCTGCAAAATAAAGAGTATATACAAAACATGATTATGCAAATGACTGATAATGAAAAAGAATTATTGAAGATTAAAACTTTTTCTGAGTTATGGGAAAAAATTTGGGGAAATTGTAATATTTCTAATCAATATAAAAATGAAGAAAACTCTTCAAAAGATAAATTTGTTCAATTAAAAAATGGAGTTACTTTTAAAGATGAAACATATAGTTTAGCTTCTATTATTGATGAAAGTAACTCACAGCATTGCTGGACTGAACAAGAGTGGGGATTTCCAAAAGGAAGAAGAAATTATCAAGAAAAAGATTTTGATTGTGCTATTAGAGAATTTACAGAAGAAACTGGATATCCTAGAAAAAGCATACATAATATTAAAAACATTTATCCATTTGAAGAAATATTTACAGGTTCTAATTATAAATCTTATAAACATAAATATTATTTGGCATATATGAATAGTAAAGATACGCTCTACACTAATAAATTTCAAAAATCTGAAGTAGATAAAATGGAATGGAAAAATTATGATGAATGTATATCTAACATACGCTTTTACAATTTAGAAAAAAAACGGGTTCTTACGAATATATACAACACTTTAAAACATTTTCCATTACTTTATTTAAATTTACAGAATTAGAAGAAATATGTATATAAAATATATATTCATATTTTAATTATTATTCTATGAAAACAAAAAAAAGAACTATAAAATCTAATCATAACACAACCAAAAAAAATGGAGGCTCTAATGGTGATATTCCATGTGGAATAAATGATAAAGGTGAAAAAATTAAATGCCCTCCTAATCATCGTTGTGAAAAAATGGAAGATGGAACTGAGCAATGCAAAAAATCAGTTGATATTGAACTTAAATATGATGATGATTCAATAATTCTTCAAGTTCCGTGGAAAAGGCATGAAAAATGGTTATCCTATATTGATATTCTTAATAGATACATTCCTCAAATTAGAACCCTTATTGGTGATAGAAAAATGACTATTTCAAAACTAAAACAAACAAACGATAATTTAAAAATAGATATCCAAAATGAAGAATTAACACAACAATTTAAATCAGCCAACAATAAAGAAGAATTAATTATACAAAATATACTTTTAACCAATATTTATCATGAAAAATTAAAAGATAGTAATATAATTACCACTATAAAACCCACCAAAAAAATTGTTATTCAAAAACCAACTAATCTAAAAACTGAAGATAATAATATTGTTCAAGAAGAAAAAAAAGATAATGAAACAAGTATTGAAGAAGAATTTAATCAAAAGTTTAGTGCTGAAAATAAAGAAATAAATGATGAAGAATTAGAAAAATCTGATTTTACAAAAAAAATAGAAGATTTACAAAATAATATTGGTATTAATCCCGGTAAAGATAACGAAAAAGAAAATCAAGAATTCTTACTTCAATCTGAAAAAAAAAATCATGACTTTTTAAAAGAAAATGACAACAATTATGATTTTTTGTATCCTGAATTAGATGACCCTAACTTTAATTTAAAAATTGCTAAAAAAAAAGAATTTTTTGATACTCAATACGACGGCACAATTCATGATATTAAAGAATATTCTGAAAAAATGTGCGATTCTGATTTTGAACTAATGCCACATCAATTATTTGTAAGAAATTTTATGTCTGTTCAAACACCATATAATAGTTTGCTTCTCTATCATGGTTTAGGAACTGGTAAAACTTGCTCTGCTATTGGTATATCTGAAGAAATGAGAAGATTTATAAAAAATATTGGTTCCACTCAAAAAATATTAATCATTGCTTCCCCTAATGTTCAAAATAATTTTAAACTTCAATTATTTGATGAAAGAAAACTTAAATTAGAAGGAGGAATATGGAATTTAAATACTTGTGTAGGAAATGAACTTTTAAAGGAAATTAACCCTGTGGAAATACAAAATGTTCCCAAATCTAAAGTAATTTCTCAAATTAATCGATTAATTAAAATTCATTATCAGTTTTTTGGATATGGTGAATTTGCTAATTACATCAAAAAACACACCATGATTGATGAAGACCTAAATTTCACACCAAAAGAAAAAAAACATATGGAAATACAAAAAATTAAAAAGATATTTAATAATCATTTAATCATTATTGATGAGGTCCATAATATTTCTTCTGTTCAAACCAACAAAGATAATAAAAAAACTTCTATATTATTAAAAAACGTTTGTAAATATGCTGAAAACTTGAGATTGCTTTTATTATCTGCTACTCCTATGTATAATAACTATCGTGAAATCATATTTATTACTAATTTACTTAATTTAGTTGATAAAAGAGCCGAAATAAGAGAGGAAGATATTTTTGATAAGGAAGGAAATTTTATTGAAGAAAAGAAAACTGAAGATGGACGTATTATTGAAGGAGGAAAAGAATTACTAGTAAGAAAATTAACTGGTTATGTCTCTTACGTTAGAGGAGAAAATCCATTTACTTTCCCATATCGAATCTATCCAGATATATTTGATGAATCTAAATTATTAAAATCAGACGATTACCCTTCTCTTCAAATGAACAAAAAACCTATTGAAGACAAAATTAAATTCACTCCTATTTATGCTAATTCAATGGGAATTTATCAATCTCAAGTCTATAAATTTATTATGGAAAACATTAGAAATAATACTTTTTCTACATCAATTAATGAAGATGAAAAAAATATGCCTAATTTTGATAACATGGAATCATTTGGGTATACTTTATTATCAAGTCCTATTCAATCTCTTAATATTGTCTATCCTCATGAAAAATTTGAATCTATTATTGAAGCATCCAATACTGATCTTGAAATAGATAATACCGAAATTAATGTTTCTGAAACTGATGAAATCAATATTGAAGAAAACCAAGAACTTGTTTCTTCTATGTTAGGTTCCAATGGACTCTCTAATATTATGACTTATGAGAAAATAAACACTCCTTACATGTTAAGACACAATTTTGAATACAAAAAAGAAAGTCTCGAAAAATATGGACCTATATTTTCTCAAGAGAACCTCAATAATTATAGTAACAAAATTTACAATATTTGCAATATTATCAAAAATTCAACTGGAATAATTATGATTTATTCACAATATCTTGATAGTGGTATTGTTCCAATGGCACTTGCACTTGAATCAATTGGATTTACACGATTTGGAACAGCTAGTCATACTAAACCATTATTTAAAACTTCTCAGTCCGAACCTGTTGATTCTCTAACATTAAGAAATAAATCAGAAGCCTTAGCAGATAATTTACCTTTCAACCAAGCTAAATATGTCATGATAACAGGTGATAAATATTTTTCTCCAAATAATTCTGCTGATCTAAAAGAAATTACAAATGAAAATAATAAAAATGGTAACATTATTAAAGTAGTTCTCATTACCAAAGCAGCCGCAGAAGGATTAGATTTCAAAAATATCAGACAACTTCATATTATGGAACCATGGTATAATTCTAGTCGCACAGAACAAATTACTGGACGTTGTGTTAGAAATCTTAGTCATTGTTCTCTTCCATTTGAAAAGAGGAATGTTGAAATATATTTACATGCTACATTACCTAAAAACGACGAAGAAACTGCAGACCTTTATATTTATCGATATGCTGAAAAGAAAGCTGTACAAATTGGTAAAATTAGTAGATTATTAAAAGAAATTTCTGTTGATTGTTTATTGAATATTGAACAAACTAATTTAACAATTGAAAACATCAACGCAAAGACTAATGGAAAAGACATTGAAATTGAATTATCTTCTAAACCAAGTGTTGAAAAAATTACATACCAGGTTGGTGACAGACCATTTACTGCTTTATGTGATTACATGGATACATGCAGTTATGTATGTAATCCTAACGTAGATTTAAAAACAATAGAAACATTGAAAAATACATATAATGAACAATTTGCAAAAATGAATTATCCGAACATTATAAAACGAATCAGACAACTTTATAGAGAACAAAGTTTTTATAAACGTGATGATCTTATGAAATTAATTAATCAAGGTAAATCTTTTCCAATTGAGCACATTGATTATACATTATCTCATCTTGTCCATTCAAAAAATGAACATATTTTAGATAAATTTGGAAGATATGGACACTTAATCAACAAAGATATTTATTATGTATTTCAACCGTTTGAAATAACTGATGAATATGCTTCTTTATATGATAGAGAAAAAATAATTCCAAACAAGTATGAGACAATTGAAATGGAACTACCTATAGAAAAAACTACATCTCAAGAGAATTTAAAATCAACTGTGGAGAACCTTGTAGATAAGTATGAAGAAATCATCAAATATTTGAAAGAAAACATGAATGTTCTAAATGAAGAAGTAAAAAATAGACTAAAAATGAAAGAAGAATTGTCTAATTTAAAGAAAATTAATAAACAGGAACTTTCTGAGATGAGAAAAAAATATAATTTGACAAATTCTACAAATTGGTTTAAAAATGTAGGAATCGTTTACGATAAATTAACTGAATATTTTGGTATTTCACCTGAATTGATTGAAAAGTTCTCTGTTTATCATTTTTTAGATCAATTAGATTTAGAATCTCATAAATCATTAGTAAAAAAGTTATATTTTGAGAACACAAATGAAGAAATACCCTATTTTTCCCATATTTTTTCTTATTATGAATCTCAGGTTCTCCAAGTTTCTAATTTGAAAAGTATTATACTTCCTAATTTTAACAAGTCAATTCTTTTTATTTTGAAAGAGGATGAACAAAATTTAATTGAAGCAAGACCTACTGATTATATTAAATTTAAATCAGAAATGATTAAAAAATTTCAAATTCCTGATGCAAAAATAAATTTAATATTTGGTTTTATGTCTAGTTCTAAAAATGAGTATGTATTTAAAATTAAAAACTTAAACAATGATAAAAACAATACTGGAACTTCATGTGAAAAAATTGGAAAGGTTGATATAATAAGGAGATTAAAACCAATTATTACTGAAAATCCACATAATATTAAGGATTGGCCTGATTTTGATTCAAATATGCTACAAGAATTTTCAAAATCAAATTTATGTTCTCTATTTGAATGCATTGTTCGCTTTTATAATGAATCCAAAAAAGATAAATATTGGTATTTAAATACTACTCTTGCTTTATCAAACGATATTACAAAAAAAAATATTATAAAATTGATTTAAATACTATTGTAAAAAGATAAGTAAAATATATACTAAGTATATAATGGCTAATCAAGAAAGAAAGGTTTATGGTGTTTATATTCCTTCTGTTTTAACTTCAAAAGTATCTTTATCTATAAATGAAATTGGTAATAATGTTAAACAAAATTTAGAAAAAATTATACAACGAAACACCGAAGGAAAATGTATACCAGAAGGATTTATACGCCCCAATTCTGTGAAAATTTTATCATATTCTTCTGGTAATATAAATAATGAAAATGTGGAATTTCATGCTGTTTACGAATGTTTGATTTGTTATCCAGTTGAAGGATTAGAGATTGAGAATTGTGTGGTTAAAACTATAACTAAAGCAGGTATACATGCGGAAGTAGTTGATGAAGACGGAACAGTTCCTGTAACCGTATTTGTAGCAAGAGACCATCATTTTAATGACAAAAGATTTTCTGAATATAAAGTTGATGATAGAATAAAAGTAAACGTAATTGGTAGCCGTTTTGAATTGAATGATAAATATATTTCTGTCATCGCAAATATTATGTATCAAGATAAAGCTAAAAAGATGGAAAAAAAAAATATATCTATTAATATAATCTAAACTCAAAATATATGTCTTATCCAAGAAAAAATAAATATGGAGAGATTTTTTTTAAGGACCACCCGGAATTCAAACCAAATTTAACTCCAAAAGAAGTTTTCCAATTAGGTAGTTTTGGAGGCACGTATTGGAGACCAATTTATTCAGAAGTTACAAAAAAAAATTATAAAGACCAGCACAAAAAATATCCATCTGATTGGTGGAAAGGTATTCCAGAAAAAGATTTAACAAAAGATTATGATAATTATGATACAAAAATAAATAAATATAAAGTCAAGGTTGGGACAACTTTAGAGTTTTGGGAAGAAAAACAATGGATTCATAAACAAAATCCATATGGTTGGATGCAATGGTATTGTGATTTTTATATTGGTGAAAGGGGGTCAGATGATGAAAGACAAATTAATAGATGGTTAAACACCGCTGGACCAAGTAGTCGTTTTAGAAGAGCATTAATAAATAAAATTAAAGAAAAAAACTTAAAATATGATGACCAAACTGTTAGTCCAAAAATTAGACAAACTCTCCAACATTGGGGATATATCTTAACAGAAAGAGATTTAAAATAATAATACAAATTGATGTTTTTTGAAAAAATCAAATAACACCAATTAAACATAACCTAGTTTTTCTTCATATTCTTTTATTAAATTCGAATTATTCATAATCATTGTCTTTGGAATTGTATTCATTTTTTTTTCATATTTACTATTTGTGTCTTTATATTTATCACTGTTTAATGGAAAATTAATTCCAGATTTTATATGTAGTCCTTTATCTTTCATTTGTATCAATATATTTTCAAAATCATCAATTAAATCCTCGTATTTTACAAACATATAATGTTTTACCTTTTTTGGCAAGTCTTCCAACATCCATTTGATTTTTGTGTGTCTTAACTCATAAATATTTTTATATCTCTCATCTGTGTAAATGTTTCGATCTTCCATTTTTTCCTTATCCCATTTTTTATAATTATTCTCTTTATCGTTAATACTAAAAAATTCTTTATTCAAAAATTCGTCTAGTCGTTCAATATCTGTTAAACCATGTTTATAATTTAAAGGTAAATGATGCGGATTCCTGAAAAAAGAATTTATCCAATCTACTGGGTCTCTAACTATACATAAAAATAATGTATCATCAGAATTTTTTAATTTATCATCTTGAAATCCAAAAAAATGTTTCCATCCATATTCCCAAGTTAATTCTATTTCAAAGTTATCATTCATTAAGTTTTGTAGATAATTTGTTCCAGAACATCTTTCACCATAAATAGTAAATTTCTTAATCATATATTTTTTAATAACTAATATTAAAATCATTTTTTATAATTTAACATTTTTAATAAATTATAAAAAATATATTATTATTTAAGTAGCTGCATGAGAATGCATATATACTGCTTTTGTAGGGTGCATACACATTTGTAAAGTAGGGAATGTTTGTCCAGACAAACATTTGGAAGGTTCATCTACTTCTACGCATCCACGTTTACCTTCATATTCACCAACTAAACACCAGGTTGATTTATCTGATGTAATTGGTTTTTGAATTATACCACTACTTTCATCAGGTTCAGGATGATTTCTAGAAAAGAGATTACTTGGCTTTTTATCACCAGAACCAAGTGTTTTGTCTAATTGATTTATAGAACTTTGATTTACATTGTCTTTGCTTAAATTTTTTAAAATATCTGCTATAGAATCAAGTGTTCCTCCTGCAATATCTATACCGGTTTTTGCAGCGGAACTTACAACATCTTCAGATTTATCTAATAAGGTTCCTGTTGTGTATCCAAATACAGAAAGTATTTGACTAATTAACGGACCAAAAATATTTAATAAGACTTGCATAAAATCTCCTAAAATTAATAATAAATTTATTCCTAAAAATGATAATACCAATAAGCCTACCAAAACTACAATCAATAAGTTTTTTCCTCTAAATAGCTCGTTACCTGAGAATATATCATTATCTTCCAAGGAATCTGTTCTTGGTAAAACCTCTTTTGTTTTCTCAAATGAATTATTCATATTTATTTTATATAATCTAATCTTATTTTTTATTCATATTTAATTATAATTAAAAATAATTTAAACACTCGTTTGTAATCAAAATATAAATCATATACTTATTCTAATGGGCTTATTTAGTATGCTTGAATCTTTCTTTTTTGTTACTTTAGGTATTTCATGTATCTTATTAATGATGTTGATATACCATTTTAAACAAAGAATTAATAAATTAGAAAATAATAATCGTATGATGTTTGATGTCATTAATAATATGGTGCAGGAACTGTCTATTTTAAAAAATACAATTCACCATAATACTCAATCTAATCCACCAACTGCTATTCCATCTCAATTTAATTATCCTGAGGAAGAATACACAAAATTAGATGTTTCACTTAATGAAAAAGACGGCGAAGAATATGAAAGTGAGTCCGAATCAGCAGAATGGGACTCGGACGAAGAAACTGATTGTGATACAGAGGCTTCTGTATATAGCGAAGATAATGACCTTGCTGATACTATAAAAACAGTTGCAGTTGAACTTGAAGACGGTATTGATGATACTGTAATTGATAGTGATGAACTACCGAATGAAGAATTAGTTGATAAGATAGATGAAATTGTTTCAGGTGTTGAATTAAATATTGACGAAACGAATATGATTCAAGTAAATAAGTTAGAGGAATCTTCCAATTTAGAAGAAAGTAGCGTTGATACGCAAAGTATTGATAAAAAGTCTGTATATAAAAAAATGACAGTTACTTCTTTAAAAGCGCTTGTTATTGAAAAAGGATTAAATACTGATCCGAGCAAACTTAAAAAAACAGAATTATTACAAATATTAGAAAATAATTAAATAAAAATGTATTCTCTTATTATAATATAATATGTTTTCCAACTTTGTCAATAGTGCACAAAAATTTGAAACAGCTTATCCTGAAAACAAAAATGCTATCCCTGAATCAAAAAGAGGATACCATACCAATAATAAATACGACAATGTCCCTCCTTTCATGAATGACGGAAGATCTTTAATATCTACAAATCAGTCTGACAGTATTGAAAATAAAAAATTAATTGAGGATAATAAAATTCAATCTAACTGGGAGTATAGAAGATATTTAACAAAAAATGCTAATAGTATTATGGAATCCAATTATTTTTGTTCCACTGATAATGGCTTTATTAATACTGCTTCGGATGTACCCAGTATCCAATCAAACCTTGTAGATTATAAAGTATCTACTCCTCAAAAACAAAAAAATGTTTTGGAAACCGTAACTGCTGCAAACTCTATGACTTCTGATTTAAAAGTCAATTATCTTACTCGTGAACAATTAGAAGCTCGTAAAATATCTCCTGCTGTAACACAAGAAGATTTAATTAAAAAGTAATTTCTATGATGTGAAATATAAATAAATATTTATATTTCATTGTATGAAGGTTTTAAGTTTTGATGTTGGTATAAAAAATATGGCTTATTGTTGTCTATTAATTGATGCTTCTAATATTCATATTACTGATTGGGGTATTATGGATTTATTAAATACAAATACAATTACACATACATGTAACGCAACATTAAAGTCAAAAAATAAAACTGATAAAATATGTAATAAAAAAGCAAAATATAAAAAAGACGAGTTTTTTTTTTGTGAAAAACATGCAAAATCCAGTAAATATATTTTACCTTCTAAAAACACAAAAACTCCTTTTTTAAAAAAACAAAAAATAGACTCTCTAATTTCTATTTGTAAGTCTCACCTTATTTATTTCACGGAAAAAACAAAAAAAGAAGAAATCCTAAACAAAATTATCGAATTTTATCAAAAAACTTGTTTAGAAGAATTAAATAATCAAAAAAAACTAGCATCAGAAATTGATTTGATTGATGTTGGAAGAAATATGAAACAATGTCTAATAAATAAATCATTTTCAAATATTACACATGCTGTTATTGAAAATCAACTTTCTCCTATTGCTAATCGCATGAAAACAATTCAAGGTATGTTAGCACAATATTTTATTATGGTTGACGAAAATATTGATATTCAATTTATTTCTTCTTCCAACAAATTAAAACAATTTGAGTCTACACAAAATAAATTAAAAACAAAAAACGATAAAAATGAAATTATTACACCAAATTATAAAGAAAATAAAAAAGACAGTGTTTATTTTTGTAATAAAATTATTGAAAACAATATTCAACTTCAAAAGTGGAAAGATACATTGCTTGTTTCTAAAAAAGATGATTTGGCAGATTGTTTTTTACAAGGTTTATGGTATTTTAAATTACATAATATAATATCTTATGCGGAAGATTTAAAAATAAATATTGTATAAATATCATAATGGATAACGTAATTGATTTAGGCGCAATTGATGAAGAACCTGTCAAAATCAACTTAAATCCCGAAGATCAAAAACAAGTTAATTTTGGCGATGGAATTGAATTATTAATGAATGATAAAAAACGAACATCATCTAGTGAAAATTTAAGTGCTGAATTGGGTGATTTAGATAATTTAGAAAATGAACTCAATAATCTTTCTTCTAATGCCAATATTTCAAGTGACCCTGAAAAAAAATCATTATCAGGTATTAATAACGACTTATTTGGAATTGGTGGATTTACAAAAGCTGAAGATATTAATTTAAATACAAGCAATATTGAAGAAACTAATGATTCCAATTTAGGTAATGCAACTAGTTACAGTATGGGGACAACAAAAACCTGGGATGGCTTTGCGAAAATAAACGAGATGCCTAGTGCTGCTCCTGTGAATAATTTATCTGATAAGGAGAAAAGAAGAAAAAAAAGGACTATGCTTAAAAAAATGGAAGAATGGAGTGAAAAAGGACACTTTAAAATGAATAATCTTTCTCTTGATTCACCTTTTGATGAAATTGAAGATGAATACGAATCTGTATTAGAAGATAAAAGAAGAAAGGATTCTATTAAACTACAAGGATGGTGGTTTATGACGATGGTTAATTCTCTTGAATATGTTAATGCTGCTTTCAATCCTTTTGATTTAAATTTAGATGGATGGGGTGAACAAATTAGTGAAGATATTGACAGTTATGATGAAATTTTTGGAGAATTACATGAAAAATATAAGGGAGGAAAGATGGCACCAGAATTACAGTTATTACTAAGAGTTGGATTTAGTGCTACTGTATTAAATTTTTCAAATAAAGCTCTTTCCAGTGCTACTCCTGCTTTTAATGATGTTATCAAACAAAATCCAGAATTAATGAAAATGTTTACTGATGCTACAGTGAATAGTATGAGTCAACAATCTCCTGGGTTCGGATTTGCAAATAACTTAATGCAAGAACAAATGAATAAACCAAGAGGACCTCCTCCTCCTGCACCTGTTGAAACCAAAAATCAACCTCCTCCATCTCGTCCAGGTATGAATTTTACTGATGCACCCTCAAATAGACCTGATATAAATGCAAGTAGAGGTAGTATGTTTAGAGAGAAAGGAGTTGAATTAAATAATGGAATGGCTAATATTAATGATGAACCACAAATGAGAAGTTCCGCACCACATGCACGTGCTGAAATGAAAGGACCTCAAACTAGTGACATTGATGATATTTTATCTGGACTTAAAACTAGAAAAGTTGATATTCAAAAAGAAAGTGTAGATGAAAGTAAGGGTAATGAATCAATGGTATCCGTCAGTTCATTAAAAGATCTTCAAAATACAACTGTTCCAAAATCAAACAGGAAACGTAACAAATCTGATAAAGAAAAGAATACAATTAGTTTAGACATTTAAGTGAATTTTTTATCATTATTATTTATAAATTATGGAAAAAAAATCTGATGAAGATGAATTTGATAACATGCTTGAAACTATTTTTAAAGATATAGAAGAACAAGAATTTAATGATAAAAAAAAAGAGATTTTAAAAATTAAAGCAAATGTCGAAGAAAAAATGAAAAAAACTACAAGTAGTTCAGAACGACAAATGATATTAATGGATATGCAACGCAATAATATGGAAAAATTTACTGGTTATGCTAAAAAAATAGAAGACGAAAAAAATGAATTTTATAAAAAACATGCAGGTGTTATTGAAGATTTAAAACAAACAAAAATTGAAAAAGAAGCTTTAGATATTATCTCTGAAGGAATGAAAAACATTGAAGAAAAGACCTTGAATTCTGTTGCAAGATCTGAAAGTCCAGGTCTTAGTAATATGTTCAAAGATTTAGATATGGAACAAAAAGAAAAAGGACCGAAATTAAAATTTGACCCAGAAAAAGTTTTTAAGGATGGTGGTAAGAAAAAAAAAACCAAACAAAAAAGAGCGAAACAAACAAAAAGAAAGACAAAAAAAAGTAAAAAGAATTAAAATATGATTGTAAAGAATATAATAATATTTTATCAAAATAACTAATGAATATAAACTTTTTTGGTTGTTTTTTTATTATTTTTAATATTGCAACAACATTAAAAGTTGTTACCAAACCCAATAAGAATTTTTACCAAAATAATGGAAACTTTTTTTGGAAAATTGGTAAAAGCAAACAATTTCAAAACACAAAATTACACCGCACTCTCTTTAATAATTACCCTATATGTGTATATAGAGACAACGAAAATAAATTAAATGCTATTAGTGACATTTGTATTCATAGAGGAGCTGCATTGTCTTTCGGTAAATTATTGAAAAATAATTGTATTCAATGTCCATATCATGGATGGGAATACAATAATGGTATTGTTCAAAATATACCTGGTTGTCCAGATATTAAAAACAAATTTGGTGTTCCATTTTTTAATATTACAGAAATAAATGATGATGTATTTTTATGTCCTTCTTTTGATATAAATAGTCAAAGTGGTGCACCAGCACTTAATATACCCTTTATTCCTCCAGAAGCAAATGATAAAAACTTTGTTCGTATTCACGGAAAAAAACATATTAAACGTCCACATCATCTTATAACTGAAAATGTACTAGATATGATGCATATTAGTTATGTTCATGCATTTGGTAATCAGTTGTCTCCTATACCGTTTGAAATTAGATATGAAGAAACTGGCAATTTCTCAGGTAGGACCACATTTTATTATACATCAGGTCCTACTAGTATGTCTTCTATTATTGGCGGTGTAAAAGAAGTTAAAGTTGAAAATGAGTTTTATTTACCTGATACTACTGTCACTAGAGTGTATGCTGGAAAAATTATAAAAACTATAGTTACACATTGTTATCCTATTGGTAAAAATGAGTCTATTTTACATTTTGATCTTTATCGAAACTTTTTACAATTTCCTGTTTTTGATTTAGTATTTTATAATCAAATGGATATTACTTTAAAAGAGGACATTGGTATTATTAATAATATTTACGATAATCACATTAGAGGGTTTATGAATACAAAATATGATATTACTCAATTAAAATTTCGTGAAAAATGGAATAAACATAGTTTTAATGAAAATAATAAAATAAAAAAAAACAAAGAATCTAATATTTGTAATAATTGTAATAAAAATTAATTTTTATAATTATATAAAATGCACTTAATAGTTGCATTTAATAAAAAAAATGTTATTGGTTTAAATAATAAAATTCCTTGGTATATTCCAGAAGACCTTAAAAGCTTTAAAGAATTAACAAATAATCATATTATTGTCATGGGTAGAAAAACATACGAAAGTTTACCCAAAAAACCTCTACCAAATAGAATTCATATTGTTATTACCTCTCAACCCGAAAGTTACCAAAGCACCGAAAATGTAATATTTACTGATATTGAAAACTCTATAAATCATATAACACAATTAAATAGAAATACTGATAATGAAAAAAAAGTATTTATTATTGGAGGTTCTAGTATTTATCAATATTTCTTTCAATATTGCACTCAATTTCATATTACAAATATATTTAATGATTGTGAAGGTGATGCATTTTTTCCATATAAATTAGAAATATTTAAAAATACAAATAAATTTGAAAATGTATACTCTTCTACTGTAAATTCTTATGAAAATACCAAGTATCAATTTCAAGTTTATAAAACATTATAAACCATTTAAATATTTTTTTTTTTAGATAGTAAGAATGTTATTCGAAAATATGACAATACTATCAAATCTTTTATTTTCTTTATTCACATTTTATAATACTGCTTTGACTTTTGCAAAAACATCCTTTGAGCAATATTATAACAACCATTCCAAATTTAAATTTATTTATGATTTAATTTATTATTTTGGTTTATTATTTGATTCCTATGCATTTAATTATCCAATTGAACCTTTTAGTAATTATTGGATAAATTCTGTTATCATGTGCGTTCCTGACAATAGTGAAAATAATATCCACTTTATTGAAAACTACGAAACTATATCATATCAATTGGAATATAAAGAAAACGAAATAAAAAACAGTTTAATTGATTTAATCCAAGAAAACAAAAAATTTAATTTTAAAATAAACATTGATTGCATTGAAAGCCTCTTCATTATTAAATATAATGACAAGTATATTTTTAAAACCAATCTTTATAAAATTAAACCAAATGATATTTTAGATAAAAAAAGAGTGTCAAACCCATTTTATCAAATAAAATACACCAATTTGGATTCAGGACTATATACTGTGATTGAATTACCAAACAATTATTTTATTGAAGATAACGAAATATTGTCAAATGCATTTATAAAAAGATATATTGATTATCAATTGAGTTGTGATTACAAAGACAATTTTTTGTATTCTAGCAATTATTCAATTGAAATTACTGATTTCTGTTTTAGTGCTAAAACTTTAGATAAAAATAGTTATGTTTTACTATCTGACTCTGATTTTACCATTGAAAAAATTAAATGATATAAAGATTTCTTTTAGTAAAGTATAAGGGTGTAACATGGATGCGATGAGTATTCAAACCCATTTACATAGTTTGAATGATAAATGGGATTTATATTACCATTTACCACACGATAAAAACTGGAATTTAGATAGCTACGTTCCTATTAAAAACGATATTGATAACGTTGAAACAATTGTAAAAATTACTGATGAAATGCATGACAATATTATAAAAAATTGTATGTTGTTTATTATGAAATCTGGTATTACTCCAACATGGGAAGATCCTAAAAACCGAAATGGTGGTTGCTTTTCCTATAAAGTCAGTAATAAATTTGTTGTTGATGTTTGGAAGAATTTATTTTATCTTATTTGCGGAAATACCTTATGTATTAATCCTTCTTATAACAAACATGTAAATGGTTTAACTATCTCGCCAAAAAAAAATTTTTGTATTGTAAAAATATGGTTAAATACTTCAATTCTACAAGACCCTTCTGTAATTACTCCCATTCCTAACCTCTCTACACAAGGGTGTTTATTTAAAAAACACGAACCTGAATATTAAAAAATTGATTATATTTTATTTTTTAATATTAAAAAATAAAATATTTATGACTACTAATACTACATTTAATACTATATTCATTCCTTCTATTCTAAAGGATATACCTTATTCTATTGGAAAAAATGCAGAACATAATTCAGAAATCATTTCTTTATCTTCTTCTAATGATTTGTGGTTTCATCTTGACAATTCTCCTTCAGCTCACGTTATACTTCATATCCCAGATGGAATACTATTAAATAAAAAAAATAAACATAAGATTGTAGTTCAAGGGGCGGTTTTATGTAAAGCCAACTCAAGTAAAAAATCTGATAAAAATGTCTCTGTTTGTTATGCTTTTATTAAAAATGTTCATCTTACTGATATACCTGGACAAGTTACCCTATCTGAGAAAAAAACTATTATAATTTAGTTATAAATTATTTTCTTCTCTTTTTATATAATGCAAATTTTTGTAAAAACACTTACTGGAAAAACTATTACACTTGAAATTGAACCAAGTGACACGATTGACAATGTCAAAGCCAAAATTCAAGAAAAAGAAGGTATCCCCCCCGAACAACAACGTTTGATTTTTGCAGGAAAACAGCTTGAAGATGGACGCACTATTAGTGACTATAACATACAAAAAGAATCCACATTGCACCTCGTATTACGTTTGCGTGGAGGAGTTTAATGTCGCTTCCTTAAATTTATTGTAATATTGTGGTTCTAACTAACTCATATTGAAAATTTATTTTGTAAGGTTCTTCGTTAACTATTGTTATTTTTCCAGGGTCTTGCATTGATGTGAACACCCATTTTTTATTATTTTCGGAAAGTTCATTTGATACTATTGACATATGATTATAACATAATTCATCTACAATTAATTTCGTTTTCTCTGTATCTTTCCATTTTTTAACATGAACGATTGCATAATCCTCATTTACTTTTGAATAATACTTTATGTTTTTAATCTCGGCATAATTATTTACAGCACTCGATAATGAAATCAAACGAAATCTGCCTGAACTGCAATTCGCTTTAAACACTAACGAAGATAACCTATTCATATTTAAAGTATTTTTTTACTTCTTTTAATATAAATATATAAAATATGTCAATTTTATACATTTTAACTTGGAGGTAAAGGAGCAAGACATAGTCTAATTTCTCCCAATGATGCTACATCATATTTAATAATCAATGGCAAATCATTTCCTAAATACATTTCTAAATGACTACATAAAGGTGTGCACTTAATAAAATGACTAAGACTTTTTAATGAAAATTCACCTTGAATAATAACAGATGCATCCGATTTTTGTAGGAACTCCATATTTCCATTAGATTGTGTGCGATAAATCTTTGAACTTGCAAAATTTCCATCACAAGAAAACACCAAATCATTTCCCACTGATTTTATTTCTATACGGTCAGATATTCCATTCAAATCTCGAATTATCTTTTGGAAATCAGTTGTTGGTAAATTAATAACTGTAGAATACTCTACATCTGGAACTATCAATTCTTCTATGTCTGGTTCAATTAATCTTAATTTTTGACTATAGCATTGTTTTATATCACCATTATCATATTGAAGTCCTAAATATGATACAATACCTTCATGGTAATCATCTTTATCTATATACATTGATAAAGTATCATCATTAGACATAGTCGATATAACTTTAAATAAGTGCAAGGTATTTGCACAAATCAAGATTTTTTCTGGATCACAATTATAATATTCAAATTTATTTGATTGAAGAGCTACATTTACTAAAATGGTATGGGTTTTATCAAAATTTATAATTTTCATTCCTTCTTTTGTAAATGTAATTGTTGCATCAGTCAATATATCTTTTACAGCAGTTATCATATTTCTTATTGGCTGTATTTGGACTGTTTTTATTGTCAAAACATTATTAGCTTCGTTCATGAATTATATTCTTTTTATGCGTTTGTTTTTATATTTTATTTTACTAAATGTATTTTCAATTAAACGCACTATTTTTTTTTATTTTTTATTGTTTTATTTTTTCCACAAGACTTATTTAGTTTTTTACATGTTTTTTTAGCTAATTTTAATGCAATACTATCCTTTTTACAGTGTTCTTCTAAAACATGATAATCATAAGCACTTGCTGGTCCACCTGTAATTGCACTAGCTAATCTTGCTACTGCCCAGGATTCTGCAGTCTGATTTGGTCTAGAACCTGAAGAATAATAAGCACCTCGTCCCTTACTTAATATCTTCTCTAAACCTTCTTCATCACAACCGGTTTGTTTTTCTAATTCTTTATTTACTATTAACGGGTCAAATCCATACAAATTTCTAACTTTTTCTAAATGTCCAGAAGGTTTATTTTTGTAAGATTTTACTTTAGGTCGTTCATAATATTTACCCTCTTTATACAATTTTCTACTCTTCTTTATGTATCCTTTCTGTTTTTTCTTATCCTTATCTGCTAAAAATTTAGGAATATACTTTTCTGGAATTTTCAATTCTGTCATTTAAAATATATTTATTTAGTATATATTATAAATGACAACAAAATTTGAAATAAACAAATACTCTGCTCTTAATTCAGAAATAAATGCGTTGTTTAAAACTGGTTTATATTCCCATGTAGCAATCAATATATTTACTGATGAAGCAGGAACAACACCATATGTATGCCCTATGGGCATGACAATTGCTCAGAAAAAAATTAAAAAGGTTGTAAAAACTGCTGCTCATAAAGATATTGCCACAAATACTACTATTAATGCTAAATTATGTGTAGATTTTGATGATGATACATGTTGTGATTGCGTTGAATCTGAAACACAAGATTTATGGTATACTTTAGAAGGAATCGCTATCGTTCGTAGAAGATTTTAAATGAATAATAAAAGAATATTTTGTTATTATTCATTCATTTCAATATAAGGTTTATTATCTTTTTTCTTTAACATTCCTACAGGTGCAGCCATTATTGGTTGTTCTAATCTTTTTGCTGTTACATAATCATTGTAATCATATATTTCATTTGTTGATGTATTAACTATATAATCTATTCCATTCATTGTTATTACTTGTCCTTTCCAATTAATTTTTCCTACATCTGTTCCTTCTTTTTCCAATTTATCTTTATCTATGACTGGGTAAGATGAATAAGCATTTGATTCCACTTTACCATAACCATAGCAAACTATCTTTTCATCTGAGTTACTATTCACACTCTGATATAAAGAACAATCTATAGCTGTCTCTTTAATAGAATTTAATATTTGATTGTTTATTTTTTGTTTTATACTTGCTAATTCATATAAGGTTTCATCTGTTGTTATTGGTGCATTCTTATCTAATTTACTTGTATCTCTTATCAACAATTCAATGTGTTTTTCATCCTTTTTTTGTTTTTCACTCAAAGTTGAAACATATAAATATACTTTTACATTTCTCATTTCTAAAGGTAAATCTTCATGACTGCATATTCTTCTCGCTCTTCCAACAACTTGTTCTACTCTTACCATATGCCAATATGGTTCTACAATATGAACAAAACGAGTATTTTTTAGATTTATTCCTTCTGCCCCCGATGCAGTAATCATCAACACCTTTATTACTTCTCCTAGATAATTATTCTTATTCTTTTCTTTTAATTTTTCTACTATAGATGATGGCACATATTCCCACATACTATTATACACATTTCTTATTATTTCTCTTTCTTCGGATGTTTCTGTTCCTGTATATAAAACAAATCTTGGTTTATTTTGGTCTTCTTCTTCTTCTACTACTGTCCATAATCCATCTGTCTTTTTAATTTTAAATTCAGCAAATCCATTTGCTAATAAAATCAATCGTAAAATACCTATACCTTCAAGTGTTCTAAAATGGCTATAAATCAAATGCAATCCCTCATTATCTAAACTACTTACATTTTCCAAGATTTTTGCAAACTTTGGACTATATGTTATTAATTCGCTTTTTGACAAAAACTCTTTCTCATTTGTATTTTCTTTATTTCTATTTAATTCATTCATCGCTTTTTCAATTCGTTTCTTTTGGTTCATTTTATCAGTTTCTGTTATACTTGTTTCTTCTTCAACTATCGTTTCTAAGTTTTCATCTTCTATGTTAATATTGAAATCTTTTTTATCTTCACCATCTATTGTGTTTTCATCTGCATCTTTGCCTTCTTTCATATCGGGTTCTGGTCTTTCTATTCCTTCAGGAAAAGTAAAATTACAAGCTGCTCTTGAAAATACACGATAACTCGATGACATATTAAACATTTCCTCATTTTTTCCTTTTTGCATTCTTTCAAATTGTTTGGTTTTTTTCTCCTTATCGTGTTCTGCTTTTCTTATTTTTTCATAAACACCAAATTGATAATCTGTCATTGCCGTTTTCTCCAAATGATATATATCTCCTTCTTCTGTTTCTACATAACTTGGTAATAATTCTTCCTGTGCACTTCTAAAATAAGAAGTCAACCCTAATATGCGTCTTTGAAATAAGTTTATATTTTTAGCATTTCCAGTATCTACATCTACAAAACTATTAATAAAGTCTTTACTATTATCAGGTAATGCTGTATGATTTTTTACCTCTATTTGTTTTACTATTCTTATTCCATTCTTTTTTAGGATATGCATTACTTTATCTTCAAATTGATCATTTGTTAGATTTCCTTCATCATTTAATTTTACTCCATTATATTTTTCAAATATATTACCACCTACGTGGATACTTTTTGTTCTATCATCTCCTCCATTTTCCATATTTCTAAGCATCATATCCTTTTCTTCTTCAGTTATTTCTTCTTCCTCAAAATTCATTTTAGGCTCTCCGTATTTATGAGTTTTATTCTTTCCTCCTATTTTTATGTTCTTTTTTGTTCCCTTTACTGCTCCTCTCTTTTTAGTATTTATAAATCCATATGGATTTCTTGTTATTTGAATTTTATTATTACTGTATTCCACTACATCATGTGTTTTTAATTTACCTTCATCAAATATAGTTAACAATTTATTTGCATCCATTTTTTCTTTTTTATCCCATTCAATTTGTATCGTCCAAGTTGTTATGTATCCTCTTAATAAATTATATAACACTCCTATCTCTGATGGATAATTAATAATTGGAGTTCCAGTCAACAACACTATTTTTGCATTATTTGCCTTCATAATTAAATCATAAAGCAAAAACATACGTCCTTTTCTTTTATTATTTATTTGATTTACAATTCTGCTTACAAAATTATGTGCTTCATCTACTATTAATACTGCATTATCAAACGGATTACTACCTCCTGATTTCAGTTCATTCATCTTTCTTTCCGTTAATCCATTATAACTATAATGACTATATTTCATTTCTATCATTGCATTCAATTGTTCATCTAACCGCTTTTGTTCCTCTGGACTTAATGTTTCGTAATTACTTTCTTTATTTATATTTACCAACCATGCACCACCATGTTCCTTTATAAATGTAGTTGATAATGATAATGCTTTAGCTAATACTAAAATTAAATCTGGTTTTCCATCTATTGATATGAACTCCCAGTATTGATTCTTTTTATATATACCATCACCGCATTTCTTCAATTCACTATAAAAATTCATTTTCAAAGATGCAGGTGTCATCACTATTACTTTTTTATTACTTTTCATTCCTTCTGCCAAAGCAATTGATGTGCAAGTTTTACCTGAACCTAAACCATGATATAATAATAAACCTCTATATGGAGTATATAAATTTAAATAGTCTCTTACTACTTTTTGATGTGTTAATAAATCAAAATCATTAGTTAATTTTCTTGTATCACAAGACATATTTTCATTAGCATTTATCAAATCCTTTTTGTAAGGTTTAAATAACTCGTTTACCTTTTGTATAAACATTTTTCTATTATTCATGTAATATGTAGACGCTTTCATTAATATTTTTTCTCTTTCACGTGGTAATCTATCTGATACTTTTTGAGTTCTTAATATTTCTTTAGTTAAATCTACTTTATTTAATTCTTCTTTCTCTTTTGCTTCTTTTTCATCATTATTTTCAATTATTTCTTGCTTAGATTCTATATTCTTTTTTATTACTAACGTCCTAACTGGTTTTAATACTTTTTCGTCTTTTTCTTCCAATTCATCAGATATCAATATTTTTTCAACTATTTCTTCTTCCTCATTTTCAGGGTTTTCTATTTTCAAGTAATCTATATTGTCTTGAACTGTTCTATCTTTTTTATCACTTTCATCTATTACATTTCTTTGATTAATTATTTTTAATAAAACAGCTTCTCTATCTATTAAATTCGTTTTTCTTTTATCTTTTACAAGATGTCCTATGTTTGGTCTATTTTCTGATATTCCTTCAACATCATCAATTTGGTTATCATCAATATTATTAAATTTTACTTTGATTTTTTCAAATGGATTAGGATTAGGTCTCTTTTCTAATATTTCTAAAGGTTGAAATATTTTTTTTTCTTCTTCTATATAACTCATAAACCAAGAATATATACTATATTTATAAAATATATTCCTATCCTTTATCATTTTAATTATTATTTGTCAACAATAATATGCTTTGATAAATTCTTTATTACTTTATTATCCAACTTGATTTGTTCATCTCCCATATCACCCAATACATTTCTCATCATATCTATACAAAAATCATACTTTGGGTTATTCCAATCCTCACATTCTGGATATGTCTTTCTCCATAACGGAATTTTACTATAATTTTCTTTTCCAACACAGTCTATCATACGTCGTAATTTAGAATTTTCGGGTGTGTCTTTACTCCATTCATCGTTATCTTTTATATACATGGTTTCTCTCTTTAAATCTGTGCAATGAAGAGGACGTTTAGTTACATCTAAATCTCTTATTCTTGATAAAATCATATTTGTCATTCCATTCACATAACCATTTCTTCCTATATCTTCTAATTCATGTAAATCTATATTTATATTTTCAATAAAATCTGACATATTCATTGCATCTTTGCAGGTTGTGTTCAAAAAAAAGTTTAAATTAAATCTTTGATTATTATTATTGTTTATTGTATTATTTATTGTTTTTCCATCTTTTACTGCTTCTATCAATTGTTTTTGTAAAGTCATATTTTCTGTTTGTTGATTTTGTAATTTTTTTTGTATTTCTTTCATTTCTTTTGATTGTTCTACCATTAACTCCTTAAATTCTTGATTTTGCTTTAAAATACCAACTACTGTGTTCATATCGTCATTTTTCGCATGTTCTTGCTGTAATATATTTTCATTATTAGAAAAATTTTGTATTGATGCTTTGCATACTTTCATATGCCTACTCTGACCTGAACGATATTTAAATTCTCGGTCACAATATACGCAGAAAAAGCTTTGGGGTTTTTTAGGGGTTTTTTTGTTATCATTTGTTACCATTTTATGTTTTGCAGTGGTTAAATGACGGGTATAGTCTTTTTTATTGCTCGTAATAAAGTTGCATTTTATACATTCAAATCTTTTGGGGTTTTTTGGGGTAAAATTTGTTATCATTTTTATCCTATTATATGATAACAAAAAAAACCCCTAAATTATTTTCAGAAAAATATAAAAAAAAACATGCAGTCAGTTTTTTTTGTTTTTTTTTAAATTTACTGCATTTCAGTATGAACCCGTTTTTTACACACTTTTTCAAAATTCTCTGAAAGATTTTTTAAAATTGGACATTTTTAAAATGTCCATTTTTGAAAACTTGATCCATTTCTTTTTTAATTTTTTTTATTTAATATAATAAATTGAATTAGGTATTTAAAGAGCACACTGAAATGTATATTTATAATATTTTTTTATCATTCATTAAACTAAAACAGCAGAGATATTTACATAATCTATCCATAATTGTTTTTTTTTCAGGTTTATAAGAGTTTGTATCGAATTCATTAAGAAGCAACTTTTCCAACGATGGAGGAATATGTTCTTTTGGAGCCTCACTATATGTGGTAGTCATTGTTTTTTATTTTAAAAAAAATTAAATATCTATTATTTCAATTTTATTTATAGTTGTAATTATATATGTATTTCAAAATCATATTTTTAGTATCTACATTTCCAATAATTTTTTCATTTTTTAGTCAAAAACCAAGATTTAATAAGGTAAAATTACATATGTTTGATAAAGAGAAACAACATTACATTTATGCAAAAGAGTATTACGATTATTACCAAAAATATAAAGACAACACAGGTTTTCGTAATACAATTTTTGTTAATTATAAAGAATTCGCAGAAAAACACCAATCAAACTATTTAATTTTTGAAAAAAATTATGACTTAATTAAAGATGCTAATAATATGATGCAAACACAAAACAATAAATTTTCTATTGATATCAATAAATTTGCAGATACAGTTGATTTACATGATGAATTATCGGGAAATTTAAATACGAAGTTACAAACTTCGGAGAATACTATTACTAAATTAAATTTTTCTCCTTTTATGAAATTTTTAAAAAATCCATTCTCGTTTTTAAACAAAAAAGAGGCGCCAGTTAATTGGAACGAAACAACCTATATGAGTTCAGTAAAAAATCAAGGACAATGTGGTTCTTGTTGGGCATTTTCAACAACGAATGTTTTAGAAACACATATGAGAATTCATAATTATTCTGTTGAAAGATTATCTGAACAGCAATTAATAGATTGTTCAGAACAAAATTCTGGCTGTGACGGTGGTTTTATGCATACAGCATTTGAATATATTATTGATAATAAAGGATTATTGGAAAATAAATATTACGGCTATGAAGGTATAACAAATAATTGTTCTTCTGTTAAGGATGTAATAATTCCTGTAAATGGTTCTGATATAAAAGATTATGATTTTGTTATACCAAGTTCAGTTATGGATATGAAAAATAGTCTTTCTAATGGTCCAATAGCAATTGCAGTAGATGCAAATAACATATTTTTTCGTTTTTATAGAAGTGGTATCATTGATATTCCAAATAATTATTCTCGTGTTTTAAACCATGCTGTCGTATTAACAGGATATGACTATGATAAAGATGGAATGTATTGGATAATTCAAAATTCATGGGGTAAAGATTGGGGCGATAATGGATTTTGTAGGATTCGTGCAACGCCAGGAGATGGAATTTTGCTTTGTCAAAAGTATGGTGTGTATCCAATAAATTTATAAGAAAACGTGAAAAATGCATAAAATTGATAAATATATATTGAGATACTCTAAAATCAGTAAAATCAGTAAATGAATAAACTTATTAAGTAATTATAATGGAATCATTTGAGAGAATCCACACAACTTTTATACCATTTCCCACTATGGAATTTTCCAATCCTCCAAAGGTCAATAAATGTTCTATTTGTTTCGGAGTTGGTCATCAATCTAGAACATGCACTATTCTAACAGCACGTATTGATAATGTAACGAATAAGTTAGAAGACGGAGAAAGTTGGACATCAATAAAAGATAGTATTAATGAAATGATTAAAGAACAAGGAATAAGTACTACTAGAAAAATAGCTACCGGGGTTGTAAATAAAATAGATTTGAGCAATGAAGTTAAGGAACATGCCCTAGAAAAAATTAAAGAAACCAGAAAAACAAAATTTTTGTATATATTTGAAGATATTTATAGAATATGTCATCCATCAAATAGGTTAGATGTAACCTCAGATGATTTTGACATCTTTGAATATTCTGATATGCTGTTTGAAGAGAACCAAATATTACAGAAAAAAGTAGTAAAAAAACATATAAAAATGAAAATGACCAGTAAAGAAAATAACTGGATAAACACAGATGTTTGTGGAATTTGTTTGGATGAAACAAATAGTAAATCATCAGTAGCTCTCGGTTGTAATCATGGGTTTTGCGCTAGTTGTGTATCGGAGATTTTAAAAAGAGAACACACAAATTGTCCCTCTTGCAGACAAGAAGTAAATAATGTCTCATTTTGCAAATCAATATCTCCGAGAAATTATAATTTAATTCAGGATGCTATATATTCTTAAATATGTAAGTAAGTAAATAAAATAGGATTTTTTCCTGACCTTTATGAGTAATATTTTTCGTAAAAATATATATATTTGTTTATATTACAAATAAATATATAATGATACCTACATCTATGGATAACTTAATACCTGATGAAACTTATTTAGTAGTTATAAATTGGAATCAATCAGGTAATTTTAGATTTGATAATGAATATAGATTAATAGCAAAATTTATTCGACATGATTATATACGAGGAAGGACACGGTCATTTGATTCGGGTTTAACTGTATTGCTCACGCCAAACAGAGTAAATGCAATTTTTGAATCAAGAGGAGATAGAATATCTATTAGTTCTGCAAACACTTTTTATAAAATAATAAGACCATCAAAAAAAGAGATTCAACATGAAAAAATAATAAGAAGTATAACTTTGCCACAAGAAAGTAAAAGTTTAATTAGGTCTTTTTTATGATTATTTAATTTGTGTTATTCAATTGAAACTCATTAATTTTTACAATGGCTATATCGCAGGCGATTTGTTCAGCTTTCTTTTTAATTTTATGCTTTCCTTCTCCCATGAACATGAATATCTTACCATGTTCACTCATATATTGGTGTATGTCGTTGTAATTTGTAAATGTGTCCATTGAAATAGAATCATCATGTTTTAATCCATGAGCAAACTGTCCCAAACATAAATATACACCCATATGATAACCAATATCAGGGTCATGTGTTGATATTTCAACGTAATCAGGAGTAACTTTGAATTCTTTTTGTATTTTAACTTGTAATTTATTTTTAAAATTATCATCATCTCTAACTAATTTAATCCAATCTACATGTTTTTCAAAAATACTTTCTACAAATATTTGCACCATTTGAAATCCAGGTCCACAAACAAAGACGTTATCAAACCATTTATCATCATCATTAATTTGAATTTTATTAAAATCTAAAAACATGGCTCCTATAAATGATTCAAATAAACAACCAAGTTTTTTTAAATTAGTTCTTATTTGTTTACTTTCTGCATGTTTTGATAATACAACCCAATCATGTAGTCCCATTTCATATGCCATTTTTCCGATGGATTCATTTTTGACAAGTGCGATTTTTTTTTCAGTCATAAAACCTTCATTTTCTTTTGGAAATCTTCTATATAAATAATATTTTGTAATACATTCTAAAACTCCATCTCCAACAAATTCTAACCTTTCATTCGATTTAGTAAATAAATCTATACATTCTTCTGGTTTATCAGCAATAATAATATTGTTTTGTTTGTTTTCCAATTCTGGACGTTTTAGATATGATTTATGTATAAATGCACGTTTATACAATTGGAGATTATTAACTTTGTAAGGAACATTATATTTAGCCATTATTTCCTCTATTTTTTCAACTGATATCAATTTATTTAGGGGATTGTAGGGATCAAACACGTATGTTTCTTCACCGTTAATATTCTTTTCAATTCTAATATCTTCATCAAGATTAACATTCATGATTATTTATATTATTGTTACTAAGGTTTTATGTAATTTAAAATTATCAATTTTTTACAAAAAAAATATTTAGTAAGTATATAAAATAATGGTTTTATCTACTACAAAAAAAGCTGCTTCTATTGCCAGTATCACAAACAGAAACTCCGGCGGAGGAAGTAAGAAGGCTGGATTACCTCATCTTATTGCACGCGATTCTTTTGCTTCCGTTCACATGAAACATACTTTACAAACAATGTCTCTTCTTAAGATGCCCTTAGTAAGCACCACAAAGGCTACTCGTCCAGTATCTATGATTTCTTCCATAAGATTAAGATAATTTAATTACAAAACAATATAATAGTTTTATTATTATATTTTTTAAAATATGAAAATTATTTTTGATGAAAGAGAAACCCCTTTGTATGAACAATGTAGTTCCATAATTTCAAGTCAACCAAATCCAAGTTATGCTGATTTATATAAAGAAGTTTTACCTTTAGGTGATATATTAATCAAGACTGATGAGAACCTTGACCTCTTATTGATTGAAAGAAAGTCATTTTCCGATCTTATTGCGTCAATTAAAGATGGTAGATACGAAGAACAATCCTATAGATTACTTCATTCTAGTGGATTTCCACTACATTCAATCATTTATTTAGTTGAAGGTATGTTTTCACAAGTAAATAATCCATTAGAAAAAAAAATGATTTATTCTGCTATGACTTCACTTCACTTCTTTAAAGGATTTAGTGTATATAGAACAGCACATTTAAGGGAAAGTGCAGAATGGTTATTAAATATGATTGACAAGATTGAGAAAGAATTTAACAAAAGTAAGCTACCTTACTATCTAACAAATCCATTTCAAAAACAATTTCAAAAAAGTGACGGGGAGAACCTTGAAGAAAGTAGAGAAAAAATACCTCAAAACGAAGACAATTATTGCAATGTTGTCAAAAAAGTAAAAAAAGAAAACGTAACACAAGATAATATAGGTGAAATTATTTTGTGTCAAATACCAGGTATTAGTTCAACTACAGCTATCTCTATTATGAGACCTTATAAAAACTTTTATGAATTTATGGAATCTATAAAGAATAATCCATCACTGTTGGAGAACCTGACATACGAATCAAAAGGAAAAACACGAAAAATAAGTAAAACCAGTATTGAAAGTATAAAAAAATATTTATTCAACATGGAATAAACTTAAAGTATATCTTTAGGAGGAGGATATAATGAAGGAACAGAAGGATTGAATACGGTTTTGGGATTAAAAAATACTGGCTTTTTTATTTCATTTCCTTCATATTTCCCAGATTCTACCATTTGTTGGGTATAAGTGGTTCCTGCCCAATTTTCGTCCATAGGATTATCACTAATTTTTCTTGAACTAGTGCTATCATGTAAAGCATCAAGTTCTGTATATTCTCCGATATGTTGTCCATGTGCATCAAAACCTGAATAAGCATTCTTATTGTAAGGTAAATTATCTCTTGTTGAATCAATTACTTTTACTGCGTTATCGATCTTTTTTAAATCTTCTTCTGTAAGGTTGTTTCCTGTAGGTAATCCTCCTTCCATTTCAAATGGACTGGGACGTATACGGTATTCATCTTTACCTTGTGCGTTGTTTTCATGTTGTAAAAATAAAACTGGACAATCAACACCTTTTTCTTTTTGTATTTCTAAATAATTGATATATTCATCTAAATTAAAAAAAGGAATAGGGTTTGAATCGCTAATTGGTTGATTAGAATTGTAAAGTAGTAAAACATTCCCTTTCTTTACAAGCATATTAGGACATTTGCTTGATACATTTACCATACTTTCTTTAGATGAATAAGGATTGTTAAAATTTACAGTTACATACAATCCAATAATAAATATGATTATTAGAATTAATGTTAGTATCTTGCTTTTAGAACTCATTATATATTTTACCTATATAAAATATTCAAAAATATTTAGTGGTAAATAGTTTGTATGTATAATATATATGGCAAAAGATAAAGTCGAAAAGAAAACCAAAAAGACATTAAAAAAAAAGAATGTGATAAAAAAGAATAAAAAAACAACGAATAAATCAGTAAAAAAAGCTAAACAAGATAAAAAGAAGTCGAAAACTAAAAAAAATATAATAAAAGAGGAACCTACTTATGTTGAATCTATTTTTTCTTCTTTTCATTCAGATGAATTACCTACACATGAACCAATTATTGAAAAAAATAAAAAGAAAGAACCTATAATTGTATTATTGTATGCAGATTGGTGTGGACATTGTCAAAGATTAAAACCTACTTGGGAAAAGACTAAAGGTGACCTTATTGAATCTAATATGTTAAATGACGAAAACTTTTATGAAATTGAAAGTGCAATAATAGATGAAGAATTACCAAAATTAAACAATTATGTGGAAATAGGAGAACCCGTCATGGTTCAAGGATATCCTACCATTGGAAAAATAGAAGGAAAAAAATATATGCAATTCACTGGCGATAGAGACGAAGATAGACTTAGAGCGTTTATGGGCGGCAAATAAATAGTAATTACTATTTAAAAACATTATAGTTTAAATAGTAATATGGAAGATAAAATATTTTTAATATTAGGATATATTGGTTCATTTAATGCATGTTTGATGATGTTACCTCAATTATATTTAACAATAAAAAAAAAGTCGTTTGAAGATTTATCTATGAATATGATTTTTATGAATTTATTGACTCAGATTTGTTTTTTGCCGTATACTATTCATTTTAGATTATATCCACTAATAACAGTAAATTCAGTTTTATTATCGAGTGATTTAATAATTATTTATTATTATTATTTTAATAATCAAACATCTGATCCTCTTTTCTTAAAAGATTCATTAGTTGAAAATGAATAAATAGAAAGTTTGTTATCTTTTTATTATATATAATGTTACTCTTGAAACCAATAATTATGAAACATTTATCTTTGTCAGTTATTGCTCCACATGGTATTACAGATTTACTACATGGTAAACAGCAAGAGAACTTAAATAATTTATTGATAACTTATTCAGGAACAGTGGGAACAAGTTATTTATTGTCAGCATTACAACTTGATTCAATTATAAATTTTACTTTTTTTATATTATCAATCATTCATTTTAGAAGAGATATGCCAAAAATTAAGGGAATTCCTAGATACGCCTGGAGTTTTTTATTTTTGCAATTCTCAATAATGAACTCTCCAAATCTGTTTTTTTTATATATGATATTTATTCATGTTCCTCATCATTATAAAATGAATTGGAATTACATAAAAAATGATAAAAAATTAAGTATGTCTTTAATATTACTAACTACGTTAATGATAGAAATATTTGGTCAAAACTTAGATTTATTAAACTTAAACGATTCTTTTATGAATGTCATAAAGGGAGTAATTATGAGTCATGTTATATATGAAGAAATGAATATATTTGAACAAGAAAAAATTGATTTTTAGATTAATTAGAGGTATATAAATAATCTAAACACAAATTGTTAATAAGAATATGCCAGAAAAAAAGAAAGTAAAACCAAGTATTATTAGATCTTTTCGTCTTATTGATTTTCAGTTTTATGATAAAGAAATTAATGTAGAAATGAGCGATGATAGTTCGGATGAAGAAAAATATAAAAAGTATTCTTCAGATGAAAAAACGAAATTTATAATTCAAATGTTTGGTATTAATGAGAAGGGCGAAACATGCTGTCTTTACATAAATGATTTTAAGCCATTCTTTTATGTGAAAGTTGGTGATAAATGGGGTCAACATGAAGCTAACCAATTAGAACAAGAATTGTTAAGAAGAGCGTCTTACTATAAGAATTCAATAGTTTCTTGTAGAATAGTGGATTTTTATAAATTATATGGATTTTCTGGTGGTAAAAAAAATAAATTTGTTAAATTGGTGTTTGACAATATCTCTGCTATGAAGCATTATAAGGGGCTTTGGAACAATTACATAAATAATGAAGTGGTGAGGAATAATATAAAATTTAAAAATATAGAATTAGAATTATATGAAAGTAATATTCCGCCACTTTTGAGATATTTTCATATTAATAATATCAGTCCTTCTGGCTGGGTAAATATAAATACATCTAAGGTAGATAAAGTAATTGTAAAAACTACAACATGTAAATATGAGTATGAAACATCTTTAAAAAATGTTGTTCCCATGCCAGATAAAGAGTTATCTGTGCCATATAAGATATGTAGTTTTGATATTGAGGCGAATAGTAGTCATGGTGATTTCCCTATGCCTATTAAAACCTATAAACGATTAGCAACTAATGTTATTGATACTATATTGAAACAAAGAAAATATTTAAATGAGGATAAAATGAAACTATTATTAAAAAAGTTGTTAATGGCAGGATTTGGATATGACAAATTTGAAGATATAGATTTGGTATATCCGAAGATAGAAAAGAGCAAGGAAGTAATTAATGGATTAATAGATAGGTTACTTAATACATCCCTTAGTAAGTTTAAAAAGGAAACAGGCGAAGATAATAGTTATTTAATACAGATTGATTCATTTTTAGAAAAAGAAACGAATGAAAATGGAGGATATAATGGTGAAGATAATGATGAAGATGAACAACAATGTGAAGAAATAGATACAGAAAATATGAGTAATAAAAAAGGACCCAAATACAAAAGAACAATTCAATTAGTTGATATTGTTTATGATGAAAAGTTTACAAGAGATGAACTTATACAAATATTAGACGAAATATTAACAACTAGTTTTCCAAAATTAAAAGGCGATGAAGTTACTTTTATTGGTTCTACATTTATGAATTATGGTTCAAAAGAGCCATATTTGAATCATTGTTTGGTAGTAGGAAGTTGTGATGATGTAGAAGGTTCAGTTATAGAAACAGTAAAAAATGAACGTCAAATATTGTTAAAGTGGACAGAATTAATACAAAAAGAGGACCCAGATATAATAATTGGTTATAACATTTTTGGTTTTGATTATGAATTTATGTTTCGCAGAGCACAAGAGAATAATTGTGCATTAGAGTTTTTAAAACTTTCAAGAAAGGTTGATGAGATTTGTGCAGTTCCAAGTAAAAGAAATATAGAAGAGGACTTTTTAACACAAAATGATTATAATTTGGAGCATACAAAAATTGTGTTGGCAAGTGGTGAGTATGATTTACGTTATGCAAGAATGTCAGGTAGATTACAAATCGATATGTATGCATATTTTAGAAGAGATTTTAATTTATCGTCTTACAAATTAGATGATGTTGCTGGAAATTTTATCAGCGATAGTGTAAAAAAGACGAAAAATGTAATACACAGTAAACATGGAGAAGTAACTGAATTGTATAGTAAGAACTTAATGGGTTTGCATGTAGGAGATTTTATACATATAGAAATAACAGGTTTTACTTCAGATTATTATAATAAAGGAGAAAAGTTTAAGGTTTTAGATATTGAATTAAATAGAGAGGAAGAAGGTAAGAATTTCAATGTAATTACAATAAAAGGTCATCTAGATTTAACAATGGAGAAATCTATAAAATGGGCTATGGCAAAGGATGATGTTTCACCTCAAGATATTTTTAGATTAACCAAGGGTTCATCTAGTGATAGAGCTATAGTTGCAAAATATTGTATTCAGGATTGTAACCTAGTGCATCATTTAATGAACAAGATAGATGTAATAACTGGTTATATAGAGATGTCAAGAATTTGTAGTGTGCCTATTAGTTTCTTAGTATTTCGAGGACAAGGTATAAAATTAACAAGTTTTGTTGCAAAAAAATGCAGCGATAAAGAAACTTTAATGCCAGATTTGGAAAAACCAAAATATGCAGAAGGATATGAAGGTGCAATCGTGTTACCTCCTAAGTGTTCAATGTATATGGACAATCCAGTAGCTTGTGTAGATTACTCATCATTATATCCATCGTCAATGATTAGTCAAAATTATTCACACGATAGTAAGGTATGGTCAAAGGAATATAATTTAAATGGAGAATTATTTAAGGTAACTGGAGAAAGAGATAAAGATGGTAACTTTGTATATGATAATTTGGAAGGATTTAAATATATTGATGTGGAGTTTGATACATTTAAATATTTAAGAAAAAGTGCAACTTCCCGTGCTGAAAAAACAAAAGTGGGAACAATGATATGTAGATGGGCTCAATTTCCAGATAATAAAAAAGGAATTATGCCGTCTATTCTAGAAGAACTTTTAAAAGCAAGGAAAGATACAAGAAAAATGATAAAAACAGAAAAAGACCCTTTTATGCAAAATATATTGGATAAAAGACAATTAGGTTATAAGGTAACTGCAAATTCATTATATGGACAATGTGGTTCAAGAACATCAACATTTTACGAAAAGGATGTAGCTGCTTGCACAACTGCAACTGGCAGAACGATGATTGTTTATGCAAAGCGTATAATTGAAGAAGTATATGGAGATAATACATATCATGCTAAAGATGGTTTGGTAGCAACAAAAGCAGAATATGTATACGGTGATACAGATAGTGTGTTTTTCACATTCAATTTAGAAGACCCAAAAACAGGGGAAAAAATAAAAGGGCAAAGAGCATTAGAATTAACAATTGAAATAGCACAAGAAGCCGCAGACTTATGCACTATGTTTTTAAAACCACCAATGAAATTAGAATATGAGAAAACATTAATGCCTTTTATATTACTATCTAAAAAGAGATACGTGGGAATGCTTTATGAAGAAGATCCAAATATGGGTTATATGAAGTTTATGGGGTTATCTCTTAAGAGAAGAGATTCTTGTGATTACTTAAAAGATGTGTATGGTGGTATTTTAAATATATTAATGAAAGAAAATAACATTGAGACTGCATTGAACTTTCTTAACGATTCATTAGTAAATTTAATTGAAGGAAAAGTAAGTATGGATAAGTTAGAAATTACAAAAGCATTACGAGGTTATTACAAGAATCCTAACCAAATAGGTCATAAAGTATTGGCTGATAGAATTGGACAAAGAGACCCTGGGAATAAACCAAAACCGGGCGATAGAATGAAATTTGTATTTATTGTAAATGATAAACCAAAAGCACTAATGGGTGATAAAATAGAAACACCAGAGCACATTATTAGTAACAAACTAAAAATAGACTATACACATTATATTACTAATCAGTTAATGAAACCTCTTCAACAATTATTTGGTTTGTGTTTGGTTAATATTTGGGAAATGCAAAAGAAAAGGTCAGCTATAAAAACATACGAAAAAGATATGGATAATTTACAAAAAGAACAACAAGATATGGAATTATTTATGAAAAAGAAAGAAAAATATTGCGCTGCAAAAATAAAAATATTATTGTTTGATAAAGTTTTAAAAAAGATTTATAACGAAAAGCATAGAATTCAAGAAATAACGAACTTCTTTGTTAAAGTATAATATTATTTCAAGATGTCATTTATGTTAGAAACTGTCCATTCGTCTTTTTCTTTCATTAAACATTTTTCCCATTCCCAGACATCATAATTATTTTTATGCTTGTAGAGAACTTGCACCTTTTGTTTTAAGGGACCAACATAAACCTCCCAGCAATCGCTAATTTTACTATTTTTTAATTCCTGAGAATATAAATTTAAATCAAATTTTCCCATTAGATGGTCGTTTGAATTAGCTTCTCCAATCTCAATCCAAGAAGTTAATATTTTAGATTCCATGTTTTTAAAATCTATCATTTTTGGTTTTTTTTTTAAATGTTTGGAAATATAGTTAATAGCTAATGATAATTCAGGAGTGGTATATTTTGTTTTTACAAAATTTGTCTTACTCATAAAATTTAAATAAATTGTTTTATAGGCTTGTTTACAACCTTTTTCAAAATCGCTTTCTTCAATAACTAACTTTTCTTTAATATTTGAGTCAAAGGAATTGGGTTGATATTTGTAGTTACTTGCGTTTACTATTATTTTTTTTATGTTCTTTTGTGATATCCACCTCCAAGGATGTTTATTTAAATTTATTTTTTTCATAGTATATTTATTTATAACTGGAAACAAGAAACTTCGCATTATCATGAAATAAAATATAATTATATTATATAATGCCTAAAAACTTGTGTTTAGGAAAGTCTGTAAAAAGACCAAATAAATGTAAAAAAGTAAGAGGATGCAAGGTAGCTAAAGGAACACAACGCACTTATTGTAGGAAAATTCACAATAAAACCTCAAAATCAAAAAAATCTGGAGGTAACATAAAAAAGACAGCAAAAAAGGTAATGAAAAAATTAACTGATTTAGTAAAAAAGTAATTATAATAAATTTAAAACAAGCAATAAAATATAATATTATGAGATCTTATATTTTATTCGTGTGTAATTTCACAATTAAAATAAACTTTAAAAATTTGCTGTTTTTCATTGTATCTAGTGAAAATAATGAGTTATTATGAAATGACTTATGGTGAAATTATAGATACATCCCATTTATATCAAATCATTGAAAAACATGCATCCATTAGTTGTAAAGACATGTATTTTTATGACTTTGGTTCGGGATATGGAAATATCGTATTGCAATTTCAAAATAATTTCAAAGAAAGTATTGGTATTGAGCTCGTTAAAGAGAGATATGACCATGCGATAAAACAAAACAACTTTTCCAATGTAAATTTTTTATGGAAAAACTTTTTTTCTATTTTTTTACAAAACCCTTGTATAGTTCTTGTTAACAATTTATGTTTTGGGACTGGTACAAACAAACGACTTGGAAACAAATTATTAAATGAAATGAAATCGAATGACATTTTATTGACGACAAAAAAGATAAATTCATTGGAATTATATTACATTACGTATTATAATATACATTGTTCTTGGGGTCAATCCGAATTATATGTTTATAAATTAAAATAAACTTTTATAAAACTTAAAAAGTTTAATAGGATGAAAACACAAACTTGAAATTGAAACATGATCTGCTCCAAAATTCTTATACATAATAATATCTTCGCTGGTTTCGATACCGCCACCTCCTATAATCACAGTATCAGGATAAGTCTTACGTAAATATTCAATGTTTTTCTTATTATATTGGATTAAAGATTTACCACTTAATCCGCCTTTATCTGTTGGTAATGTATTTGATAAATGAAATTGTCTGAATCCTTTTTGATAATAAGAATCTAGCTTTTCTGAAGAAACTAATGGCGAAACTTTAATAACACACCATTTTCTTTTATTGTTGATAAATCGGTGTATATCTTCATCAATCATGGATTTTTCTGCATTTGGACAACTAACATTTATTTCCAAATTGAGGTCTTTTGGAATCTTATTTAAAAATCTATATAAATCGTTTTGTTGAAGAATAGCAATACTCAATATATTGTTCGAGTTTGTGCAGTCTTTTCTATATTTTTTTAATGCATAATCAATGCCTTTATTTCTAAGTCCAATTTTATTAATCCAACCTTTGTGTTCTTTGGAATAATGAAGAGTTTTCCAAATTTGACTAAGTAGTCCATCTCTAGGTTCTAAAGTAAAACTACCTCGTATAGAATAGGTATGATTTAAATTTAAATAATTACCAAAAGGAGGTGAAATAAATATAAACATATAATTTGTCAATCAATATGTTTTTAATATATTTTAAACAAAAGTTCCAGAGGAGGAAATAAGATTATTAGAAGAATCAAAAGATGCAGTATATTGTAAAGGTATTTCAAGACGTAGTGCTAAATTATTTGATGAATCTACAAATGTTGATAAATATGTGTTTGTTGAAACATCTACATCAGACTCGATTTGATTATTTAATTCAGACTGAATTTGATTATTTAATTCAGACTGAATGTGATTATTTCTTTCTTCTGCTTCCAATCGGTCAAATATTCCTGATAAACTTTCTTCTAAATTACTATTATTTCTATTAATAGTAGTATTATTTGATGAATCTATTGTTGTAATATTATCTCTAATATCGTGTCTGCAAATAGGACAACGGACATTAGAATTAAACCAAGTATTAAAAGAGGTCTCACTAAAACAATGTCCACAATAACGAATTCTTCTTATTCTATCACCATTCCTGAAGTCTTCTAAACTAATTGGGCATTGATTATTCATTAAAATCTCATTTTCATTATACACTAAGGTTTCACTTGCAGCTTCAATTTGTTGTTCTGATGGTCGAACAATTACATTACGAAATAATGGACTATTCATACCTGGTGGTAAAAAATTAAAAGAAAAGTTCCTTATAGGTTCAGTAGTTGTACTCATATTTCTGTTGTTAGCAGTATTGTTATTTGTGTTATTAACTTGTTCATTACCAGTAAAAAGGTCAGTGTTATTTCTTGGTAAAAAAGGATTAGTATTAAATGAAGAAGAAAAACTAGGATTATTGTTTCTTGTTGAAAAAAGATTACTTGTGCTATTATATAATGGTCTTTGATTATTTACTTCTTGTATAATTGGTGTTGGACGTAATCTATTTTGTAAATTATTATTTGTTATAAACTCATTTATAATACTTAAATATGTAGACATATTATCATGATATTCAATCATTTGTTGATTAAGATTTTCTAGTAAGTTTGAATAAGGATTTACACTATTTGAATTTAATGTATTGTTTGATTCATTGGAATGTCTATTATTATTATTTCTTGTGTATATATTTCTATTTAATCTGTTTATTCTTGAAGTTCTATTATTTGGTCTATTATCAGTTTGAAACATATCTCTTCTACGTCTACTATTATTATTTAAATTAAAAATAGGCTGGTTTGAGGTTTCATTTTCAACTATTTGTTCCAAATGTTCTGCTATTTGTTCGGTCAAATATTGACTGAGAACATTTTGTAATTCATTAATTGGGATACTATTATTATTTTGCATTATTTATAATAATATAAAGATTTGTTTATATATTCTTATAAACAAAAAAATACAAATGCAATTAAATTTAGATAAGTATAAAAATAAAGGCTTAGTTGGATTAGAAAATCTAGGAAATACTTGTTTTCTAAACTCGTGTATACAAGTAATAAATAATACAATAGAATTAAATTGTTTCTTTGATTCTAAAAAATATGAATCAAATATAAAAAATGAAATACCAGAGTCTTCTATTATAAAAGAATGGGAGGATTTAAGAAGTGTGATGTGGAGTGGAAATGGTGTAGTTGCACCTAGAAAATTTGTAGATAGTGTACAAAAGATTGCCAAATTAAAAAATAGAGATATATTTACAGGATGGGTGCAAAATGATATGCCCGAATTTCTCCAATTTTTTATGGAATGTTTACACAATTGTATTTCAAGGAGTATAAATATAAAATTAAATGGTAATCCTCAAAATCAAGTTGATAATTTGGCCATAAAGTGTTATTCTATGTTACAAGAAAACTATAAACGGGAATATTCAGAAATTATGGAATTATTTTACGGAATTTCTTTTTCAGAATTAACTTCAATAAAAACTGGAAAAGTATTATCTGTAAAACCTGAATCTTACTTTATGATAGATTTACCAGTTTTTTCTAATAATAAAGAAGCAAAGAATATCTTTGAATGTTTTGAGATGTTAACTCAAGCCGAATATTTAGAAGATGAAAATGCGTGGTATAACGAAGAAACTAAAATGAAAGAAAATGTTAAAAAACAACATTCTTTTTGGAATTTTCCAAAGATTATGGTTATCTCTTTAAAAAGATTTTCTGCTGATGGAACAAATAAAATGCAACATCAAGTAGATTTTCCGATTGATAATTTTGATTTATCACAATATGTTAGAGGATATAACAAGGATAGCCATGTATATAATTTATTTGGAGTATGCAATCATGTAGGCGGTGTTTCGGGTGGTCATTATACTTCATTTGTAAAGAATATTGAGAATAATTGGATTCATTATAATGATCATAAAGTAGAAAAAGTAAAAAAAGCAGATTCTATTATAACTCCAATGGCATACTGTTTATTTTATCGTAAAAAAAATAACTTATTATAATATAATATAATACATTTATAATGAGTTCTAATGAAAATAATAATTTAGAAAAAGAAGTAACAAATGCACCCACACCTATACGTGATGCTGCAAATGAAATAGAATCTACAATTAAAAATACTGGCGAAGATGTTGGAGAAACTGTAACAGAAATATTTACTCCTGCAAATATTATGGTTGTATTAGGATTTTTAGGAATATATTTGGGTTATTCATTTTATATCTCTAAAAAAAACATCGGTGTCCCACAAATGAATTATTCAAATTTACAAACTTCTTTTACAATAGACTTTTTATTCTTTATAATAATTGGGTTTATTCTGTATTTTGTGTTAAGTAGTAATAGCTTTAGAGACCAAACCATTACTAGTAGTTTTCTTGATTTTATTACGGATTATTTGGATAATCCTTCATCTGTAATTGTTTCAGTCTTAATTTTAACTATCTTGTATATTTCTATTTATCTTTTTGGTATTCCAACTGATAGACAAACAAAGCCAATTGCTATTGGTTTCATTGAAATAGTTGCCTGGTCTCTTTTAGTTATTACAGTTTTTATTGACTTTTTTAAATATGTCTTTGATATTTCTTTTGAAGAATTTTTTGAAAATTTAAAGGCTTACTTTCTTGGAGAAGAAACTATTGAAAGAGATGAAACACCCTTAGCAACAACCACTTTATTAGATGATAGAGAGGTCTTTAATGTTTCAAATAATTTATATACTTATGAAGATGCAAAAGCAGTTTGTAAAGCCATGGATGCAGAATTAGCTACCTATGACCAAGTTGAAAAAGCATATAACAATGGAGCAGAGTGGTGTAATTATGGATGGTCCGATGGACAAATGGCACTTTTCCCAACACAAAAAGCAACTTGGGAAAAATTACAAGAACTAGATGAAGGTTGTGTTGCCGAAGGTGAAAAAAGAGGTAATAATTGTGGAAGACCTGGTGTAAATGGTGGTTACATCGCAAATCCATATGTTAAATTCGGCGTAAACTGTTATGGTAAAAAACCAGCAGCCACTGTTGACGACATTAAATATATGAAGGCTAAAGAAGACCAACCTTATCCAAAGACAAAAGCTGAAATTGAATTGGAAGAAAAGGTAAACCATTGGAAAGAAAACAAAAATAAATTTTTACAATTAAATTCTTACAACACAACTGAATGGAATTCAAAAAAATCCATTGTTGATTCAATAGATACTTCCACTTCTAATAATAAAAAAGATTGTGATTAAATACATTTGTAAATTTTTTTACATATGTGATTAGATTTTTTTTATTTTTCTATTTATATGAAATGTTTTTTACCAATCAAAAAAAAAACAAGTTTTGATGGATACTCAATTAAACCATTTAATTCTGCGTTCAAATTAACAAACGTTTCTCCCGGTCCCGCTACAATTGATCCTTCTGTAATTCAAGATATTGCAAATGAATTATCAAATACAGATATTTACGGTTCAACCCCCTTAGAAATATCACATCGTTCCCCTGAATTTTCTTCTATTTTTCAAAAGGTAAATACTAATTTAAAATCTTTTATGAAAATTCCTGATTGTTTTTCTATAATTTGGACACCTGCAGGAGGACATGGACAATTTAGTGCAATTCCAATGAATATGAATCATATATTTGAAAAAGTAAAAGGTTGTTATATTGTTACTGGCACATGGTCATCCAGAGCATATAATGAATCTAAAAAATTTATACAAAGTGAAAATCTAACTCAAGAAATTTACCAACATATACCACAAGTTTTACAATATGATTCATTACCTGAAGATATTAACATTCCAAATGATGCAGATTATCTATATTTATGCTCTAATGAAACTGTAAATGGTTTGGAATTCAGAAAAGATGGTTATTCATATCCATCAAGAAAAAAACTAGGTAAAGCGAAATTATTAGTAGATATGTCAAGCGATTTTTTAATGAAAGAAGTTGATTGGGAAGAAATTGATATGGCATTTGCTTGCACTTCCAAGAATATGGGAGCAGCTGGCGCTAATGTAATTGTTATTCGCACAGAACTATTAGAAAATATGAAATATAATACAAATCAATCAATACCATGTGTTTTAGACTGGAAATTATATTATAACACAAAGTCACTTTATAATACTCCAGCTGTATTTAACTTTTATTTGTTTGATAAAATTTTAGATAAATACATTCTTGAAATGAAAAACATAGAGCACATGGATACTTACAATCAAAAAAAGGCAGAAAAGCTTTATCATTTTCTGGATAATAGTGAAATATATTTTCCATGTGTAAAAGATAAAAAGTCCAGAAGCAATATTAATATCCCATTTATTGTTGGAAATGGAAATGATACGAATAGAAGTAATTTCTTGGAACATTGTTTTCATCATAACTTAGTTGGATTGAGAACACAAACACCTTTTTCTTATCATTCTTTAGGATTGATTGAGCCCTTGAGAATTAGTTTATATAACGGAATTAAAATGGAAGATGTTGATAGAATTATTGAAGTAATGGATGCATTTGAAATTTAATTTCTATATTCTTCATGTATAAACTTTTTTTGTAGCACTTTTATATATTTTTTTAAATTGTTCATTTTTTTCATGAACATCTGATAGTAAGCATTGAAACTCATAATTAGCTAGGGGTGGGGCTCTACGAGCACTTCGTTTTTCAAAAGAATATATTAATTTGTCAGAACTACAGTCATAAAAATAATCAATCTTGATATAATGCCACGGCTTACTGCTTAATTCACGGTAAATTCTAATCCTACTCCAATCTGGAAAATTAATAAAGTCAACATTTTTATTTCTATGTTTGAAAAGATCATATCTAAAATCATTCTTATTTATTTTTTTCCATGCGAAAAATTCTCCTGTTTTTGACCATCGGTATCCAGCAAGTCCAAAAAATTCTTTTAAAATGTTATCTATAATGTCAATAGATAAATCTTTTAAATCTTTCATCATAGTTTTTAATAAATTTATTTTTTATATTGTATTACATGAAAGCTATTCTTCATGTAATATAATTGAACTATCAAAACTATTTAATTTTATCCTATATATTTATTCATAATGCGAGAATAAGATGTTTGGTTAGATAAATTATTAAACCCTTATTTATTGCGTCTTTTTTTTGTCTTTCGTTTTTTCTTACCTCCATTTGTTTTATTATTTTTTAATTCTAAAAGTCCATTTACAACATCTGCTAATTCAACTAATTTTTTATTTTTTTCTTCTTGGTCTTTTGCATCTGAAAGCAACATTTTTACTTTAAACAAATTATTATGTTTTTCTTCTAATTTAGATACATTTAAGGTTTCAATTTCAGAAATATTCGTAACGTTTGAATCACCCGATAAAAACTGAAAGTCTTTTTTTATTCTATCAATTAAAAATTTTTTATATTCACTGTCGGACATTTATAACATATAAAGACAATTTTATTGCTAAACTGTTTTTTTGATTTAGTTTATTAAACCTTAAATTCAACTTTAGAAAAATATTCTGTTGGAATAATACCATCTTTACCAATCCCAGGTGATAGAATCACACCGTTATCTGATTCATAGAATTTAATACCAGCTTTTATGGCTTTATTCACATCAACATAAATATAAACTTCAGCATTTTTTCTAATACCAGATGATACATTTTTACTTTTTGCAAAATGAATATGATTTCTTGACATTCTACAAAGACCACTTAATTTGATAAGATTGTAATTTTTTCTAAAGGTGCTATGAACAACATTATTAATGTAATCTAACTTAATTTCATTTAATAGTAGTTCATCTTTTACTGTATTTATAGTATGACCTTGATTTGCTCTAATAAAGTATTCGTCATTTCTAAGTTCTAAGGCAAACCTTTTTTTTTCATTATTATCAACAATGTATTTTATGTCATTTAAAGATGTTTTTTTGAATTCATTACATTTAAGAATATCATTTAACTTAACCCAACCCGAATCATCAATATGTATATTTCTTTGAATAGCTTGGTGTCTTAATATCTTAGAAAGATTAATACTCACTTTTTTAAATTTTTTATCTAAATCCATGATGTCTAAAATAAGTAAATTTTATTTAAATGCATTATCACTAAAGTTTTTTTTCAAGTTTTTCAAATAAATCATTATTGTAAACTAAATTTCCAGTTGGTTTATATTGATCAATTGGTCGGTACTCTTTTCCAGGTTTATTAAGATCAGTTTTTTTATTATTTAAAATACCAGAATTGATGTCATCTTCTTCCTCTTCTTCATCGTTATTTTTTTGTTTTACAATATTACCCTTATTATCAATTGACTTTCCAGTTTTCTTTTTTACTTGTTCACGCACATACTGTGGAATCCAATTTTTCCAAGAAATAAATATTGTATTTGGATGCATATATTTAACATCAAAACCGTTATCTTCTAATTTAACTACTAAATATCCTATACAGTCACCTTGACTATATAAAGGTTCTCCAAATATATATTCTGGAACTGTAAAAAAAAGGTGTTTATCGTTAGGTTTTGTTTTCGCTGTAAAGTTGATTCGTTTATGAATACGATTTAATATTTTGTTAAAGATAGATAGTTGTTTCAAATCTTTTTGTTGTTTTTTTTCAAATAACGAATCAATATCAACTGTATCGTAACTTTCTTCTTCGTCGTGAAATAAAAAATTTGACATATTATATATGCAGTAGAAAATACATAAAAAATATATACGTATTTTATTAAAATGGATATTTCTGGCAATCAATTTGCAAGAAATTTGGTGATAAGTGGTGGTAGTATTGTAGGATTTTTATTTTATGGAGCCTTAAAACAAATGAATAAAGATAAACGTTGGAAGTATGAGGAATTAGAAAAGATATATTGCACTTCTGCAGGTTCAATAATCACGTTTTTTTTATTGTTAAATTATGATTGGGATGACTTAGACAAATATATTATAGAGAGACCATGGCATAGAGTATTTCGTTTTGATCTGACAAAGGTATTTAATTCAATTGAAAATGTGGGGATTTATAATTTAGATTTAATGCATGATAGCTTTGATTCTTTACTACTTGGAAAAGGTTTAGAACCTACAACTACTATGAAAGAATTATATGAATTTTCAAATATTGAAACTCATATAATCACAACAGATATAAACAATATGGAAACAATTGACATATCGCATTTAACACATCCTGATTTTTCAATTATTGATGCTATTTATTGTTCTTGTGCTTTGCCTATTGTCTTTAAACCTTATGAATATAAAGAAACCTTTTTATGTGATGGTGGTTTGACGTGTAATTTTCCTTTGGAATTATGTTTAAAAGAAAATAAACATGAAGACACAATCACGATAGGATTAGATGAAAAGTTTGTAAAATATTCTAAAAATGATAATTTGTTTTCTTATTTAAATATGCTTAGTCTAAATTTATTAAAAAGTATAAATGTGCAAGAAAGACCTGATAATTTAAAAATGCAAGTTCATTTTGATCCAGATATTATCAATTTGGAAAATTCAATTAATGTTATTATTGAACAAGAATCGAGAAAAAAACTTATTGAAATGGGAGTAGAAAAAGTAAAATCTATTCAATAAATTTATTCAGTTACCATTGTTTCTAAAAAGCTATTTAGAGAATTATTTGTAATTCTTGATTCAAAATCAATCGTTTTTCCGTCTTTAATCATTTTTACTGTTGGGTAAGAATCAATCTCAAATTTGGTAATATATTCTGTTACCTTTGAATCTTCTTCATTGGTGCAATCAATATCTACACAATTTACCTTATATCCATTTATTACCTTACCATCATTAGTTTGTGAAAATCCTTTCCATTCTGGAAGTGCTTTTTTGCAATGAGGACACCAATCGGCATGAAAGAAATATATTACAACTCCTACTTCGTTCTCTCTTTGATTGTCGTTAGACATGTCGAAATTCTCGGTGCTGGTATATCTATTATATACAAAGATACCAACAACCAAAAATAAAATAATAAGAAGAATTACAAGAATAGAGAAATAATAAGGACCAATGTATTTTTTAAATACAGCAGTTAATTGAACCATTATATTTTATCAATAGATTTAAATTTATGAATTCAACCGAAAATAATTATTTAGTATAGAATTAAATAATTACTTAATATAAGTAATGAAATATCATAATAAAACTCAAAAAAACAAAATAAAATCAAAAAAACCTAAGTATGTGTTTACATATACAGATTATAATAGTGGAGACGGAATGTTAACAACTGTATGGGGACCTGGATTATGGCACTATTTGCATACAATGAGTTTTAATTATCCAAACAAACCTACTAAAAGTGACAAAAAAAATTATAAAGATTTTATGATTAGTCTAAAAAATGTGTTACCTTGTGGTAAATGTAGAGAGAATTTGAAAAAAAATTATAAGCAATTACCTTTGAAAATGGAAAACATGAAAAATCGTGAAACCTTCTCTAAATATGTATATAATCTTCATGAATTAATCAATAAAATGTTAAATAAAAAATCAGGTTTGACTTATGAGGAGGTAAGAGAAAGATACGAACATTTCCGTTCTAGATGCACTACAGAAATAAAAAATAAAACTATGAAAAAGAAGGAAACCGGTTGTGTGAATTCTTTATACGGGGAAAAATCGAAATGTGTATTACAAATTCTTCCTCAAAAGACCAAATGCGAAAGTCTACAAATTGATGATAAATGTATCAAAAAAAAATTTATATAAGAGGAACCTTATGTATTTAGGACATTTCCTATTTGTTACCTATTTGATTAATATGTAACAAAAAGATATTTATACTATATATATAAATATTTATTATGAATTCTCTTCCTGCAACTGAAATACATGAAACATTATCAAAAAATAACAAAGACAAAGAAACTGAGAACTTTGATGATGTGAAAGAAAAAATAGAAGCTATGACTGAAATTGAAAGCAAAGTAGAAAAAAAAGAAAAAGTGCCTTTTTGGGGAAAAAATCCAAATATCTTATTTAATGAAAAATACATGTTTGAATTTTACCCTGTTGATACCATGTATTATGAACAAAAATTAAATGCTATTTCCAGAACTATTCTTATATTGACTGCAGTTTCTTTTTTATTTACAAAGAATATTCGTTTGTTGGTCATTGGTATCATCACTTTTATTGCTATTTACGTCCTTCACTATTTTCATGAAAAAGAAAAAGAAAAACGTGAATCCAAAAAAATTGTCAAGTCCCTTAAAGAAAATTTCGAAAGCCCTGCATTAGATTATTTAAAGGAAAATAATATGCCTATACCCACAGACGTCTTTGACAATCCTGATTCATCTAATCCTTTTGGTAATGTTATGGTTACTGATTATGATTACAAACCTAATAAGAGACCTGCTCCACCTGCTAATAACAAAATTGTGCAAGATGAAATTTTAGAACAAGCTAAACGTGCTGTTAGTGAAGCCAACCCTGACCACCCAGATATTGCAGATAAGCTTTTTAATGATATGGGAAGTAATTTAGAATTTGAACAATCACTACGTCCATTCCATTCTAATCCTAACACTGCTATTCCTAACGACCAAACTGCTTTCGCTGAATTTTGTTACGGCAGTATGATTTCATGTAAAGAAGGTAATAAATTTGCATGTGCCCGTAATTTATCAAGACATACCAATTATTAATTTAGGATATAATTTATTTTTTTAAAAATACATTCTCTTGTTATAATATAAATATTATAATAATGGCTAGTTTGAATCTTTATACATTTAATAATGGAGACCGCATTGGGTCTGATTCTACAGACCAAACACAAAATAATTTGTCTAATACTAAATTCGCTAATCACATGCTCACTGATCACTTCAGTAAAGTAACTTCCAATGAACATGTTAATTTCGCTGTTGCACAACCTACCTTATCCTTCAATGGATTAACCAACGGAAATGGATTAACAGGACATTTAGTAGATGATGAATCTAACCTTTTGTTGAAAACTGAACAAGAACGTGCTTTAGAGAAATTGCAATTGTTCCAACGCCCTTTTCACACTGTTCCTTATTTAGGAAGAGGTAGTGTTGACCCTGGTTTGGAGTCACAATTACAACAAGGTGAACTTGCTGGAGATAAAAAGAGCGTATCCACCATTATGGAAAAGTCCTTTGCCGATTATTCTTTGTATCCTACTGATGACAAGATGGAAGATAGAGTCAAAGATCCTTCAAACACCGTTGAAGAAGTTGCTTTAGATGGATGGGTTCGTGGCGGTGCTGCTACCCGTGAAATGTCTTTAGATGAGGCAATGAAACAAAATAACCGACCCAGTGGAACATTTTAATTTAGGTATAGATTAGTAGTAAAATTTTGATTATTTATTTATATAGTATATACAAATAAATATGTCTGTTAATGTAGAAGTTAAAAATTTTGATGTAAATACTGGCTTGGAAGCCAGTGTAATTATTGACGGTGATATTTTTACCATTAATATTGATTCTGAGAGTGTCAAAAAAGTTTTATATAGTGATGCAGTAGCTCTAGACTTAACTGAGGGGTCTGGTAGTGCTCGTTCTGATAATAACAGTGTTGATAGTGAAGGACAAGGAGAGTTAACTGAAGAAAACGTTGCACAACTTCCTTCTCAGGGTTCAAATGTTAATAATGGCTATAATGTCGTATCTGAAGATTCAAAAAGTTCTAAGAGTTCTACTAAAAACCCTATGATAAATAATCCTCAACCAAAGAGTGATTTAACGCAAGGTGCAGCCGGAGATGGTCCAGGACCTTATGATTTAGATAGTGAATCAGATAAATTTAACATTTTAACTCCTGGGTTTATAAGTGGTAGTGAGAAATCTGATTCTAATTTTAGTGATAAGAGTTCTATAAACATTATAGATAATACAAAAATTAATAGAAAAGTTAAGAAAGAAGTAGAAGATGATTAAATTAAAAATCTTTAGGAAAACAATTAAGAAAAAACTTTTTTGTTCTGATATAATATATGCAACCCAAAGCGGCAAAAAAAATTGGAGGTATGACCCCTAAAAAAATTGGAGGTATGGCTCCTAAAAAAATTGGAGGTATGGCTCCTAAAAAAATGACTGGTGGAGCACCATTTCTATTTGAAGGCACCACATACGAAGTAACAAAAACAGAAGAAGATGGTAAACTAAAAATATGCGTTGAAACTGAAATGCCATCTGCAAGTATGCAAGAACCAGCAGCAGCAGATGCAGATGCAACACCAGAAGCAGAAGTAAAAGCAGAAGCAGAAGGAGCAGAAACAGAAGGAGCAGAAGAAGATTTGGATAAAGTCGATGGAGGAAAGAAGAAGAGGAAATCATCAAAGAAGAGAAAGTCAATGAAGAAGAAGGGAGGAATGAAGAGAAAGTCCATGAAGGTAAAGGCATAAATAAATAAATAAAAATTGTTTCTATTTCAAGAAATATAAACAATAAACAATAAATAAAGACATATGAGTTATTTGTATCAGTTGCCGACACCAGACTACAATTCCAACGAGGAATATCGAAGTAGTTTACGCACAGTATTTCATATGAATTATGAAACGTATATGAAAAATATAAAGAATTTACAAGAACAGGTAGAAGAGAAGTTTGATAAGGAGACATTAGACGAATTGGAATTTGATGAAGAGGCAGTGCAAGGGGCAATGGATTTTGTTTATGATAAAACGAAGAACAATGAATTATTTATAAACATTTACAAGTTAGCAGCAGCAAAGATGATTTCTACAGACGTAGAAATAGGAATGTCAATATGTTTTTCTTATGACTATTTCCGATATTTCCATACTTGCCTATCATTATATTTAGAGAACGCAAGTAATTTTGATGAAAATTCTAATGCATACAAATATATGGTGAAAATATTGTCATAATAAAATTACTTATAAATATTTTATGAAACTATAATATAACATGGCATCAACAAGAAATAAAAACTCACCAGGTGACTATAAAGCCGAACAAGCAATGAATAACCATATAGAAGGTTACCGCACTTACATTCATTCTTCAACCTCCAAAGCAAATACAAATCATTTGCCAGGAAGAGGAGTTCTCCCTGCATCTACTGCAAGAGATGAATTATGTGGAAATTATTGCGATGTGGAATCCCAGTTGAAAGGCATTGGTTCTACCAATTTAGTAACTCCCAAAGCTCCTGTTGTTCCCGAATTTAAAACACCAAAAAGCTTGAATTTTATTGATGGTTTAGAAGTTACCATGCCTGAGCCATTAGTGATCGAAAAGAACCAAAGACCATACTTGAATTAATTTTATAAAATAATATATATTATTTTATAATTAGAATACTCACCTATCTTTGTTTTGCACTTTTATTGTGTTTATAGGAATGTCTATTTTTGAATGTTGTATTTAACATGTCATTTTTACCTGATTTTATGTCTTTTTTCAACACTATGATATCAGGTTCTCTTTCTTCTTCCACTTTTTTTTCATTTTTGGAGAACAATGTTTCAATTTGATCACTAATTGATGGCAAATCTTTAATTATATCTTCAGGTGAGTCAATTTGTTTTATTATTTCTATTTGTGCATAAGAATGCAAAGATTCTATTTTACCATCTTCATTAATTTTAATTGGTATATCTACATTAGCAAGAACATATTTTGTCATTATTTTAATAATATTGGTTTATTTATGTAATTTTTCATACATAAATAAAATTAGGTTTTTAAATTGTTTATTATAGCTAGGGCTAGTCCTTTTTGAATTATTTCCTTTTCTCCTTGTGAAATTTTCTTTTCATTTACAATTTCATTTTTACTAGATGGAGAACCTGGGTTTGAAAGAGAAATATTTACACCGTTTTCGCTGGTTTCTTGTTCAAGTTGCATATTTTTATCTGATTTTGATGTTTTTTTGTCATCTTTATTCTCAGGTTCTCCAGGACTCTTTTCTAAATTTGAATTTGAATTTGTATTTTCATTGTCTCCTTTTTTCTCTCTAACAAATTCTTCAGATGCCTCTATACATTTACCAGATTTATATTCTCCTTTGTCTGTTCCTTCAGCATATGTTTTATTAAATGGACATTTTACGTTACTAATTGAGGTCTGATAGTAGTTTCCAGATGGGTCTTGCTCTTCGTTAACTATCATTCCATAACAGAATTCGTCATCGTGGGAGCTGTAAATAGGTCTTTTTCTTGGACCTGTTGTAGGCAGAACTTCACCCATTTTAAATTGTTCATTAAATGCATTTACACATACCTCATGTAAGTGGTCATTTAATACATCTTCTTCGCTATCTTGTTTTCTTGCATATAGTACTTTCTCTTGTTCATTTACATTTCTGTCAGTGACTGTATTGGTTTGTATATTAGTTGATTTATTATCTTGTTTTGGTTTTCGTGATTTTACTAGTAACATAAGTAAAGTAGATACTGCAGATAACAATGCATTTCTTTTCTTTCGATCTAATTTCTTTGTGCCTTTTTTATTCTTTTTGGTGATTGCATCATTTAAAGCAATTGCAAGAGCAGTTTGAAGATTATTTTTATTTAAATCTTCTAAAGGTATATTAAGTGCCATCTTTTCTGCATCTAATTTATTTTTAATTGTTAAAGGTAGAGCTATTGAAACTAATTCTTGTTCTTTTTTCTTAATAAGGCTTTGTAGTTCTCTTTCTTCCTGTTCTTTCATTTTTCTTTCAAAAATTTCATCTAGTTTTCGTTTTTCTTCTTCTTGCCTTTCTTTCTCTTTTTCTTCTTCCTCTTTCATCTTTTTTCTTTCTTCTTCTTCCTTAGCTTTTCTTTCTTCTTCTTGTCTTTTTTCTTCCTCTTCCTTAGCTTTTCTTTCTTCCTCTTCCTTAGCTTTTCTTCTTTCTTCTTCTAATTTTTTTCTATTTTCATCTTCAATAACATTTTGAATAGTATTTTGAAGACCAATAGCAATCATACTCAACTCTTTTTCTAATAGTTTTTTTTCTTTTTCTATTTCTTCTTCTTCTTTATCTTCAACTTCTTCTGCTTCAGAATCGGATTTTTCATCTATTTCTTCAAAATCATCAGAATCATACATTTCATCTACAAGTTTTTCTATTTTCTTTTCTTCATTTATTTTTTCCGAAACAGCCAAACCCAAACTCATACCTATTTTTGTTAATTCGTTTACTTTATTTTTATACTTATTTTCTTCTCTTAATTTTAAAATTTTAATTAATTCATTAACATTTTCTATTGATTTTTCCTTTTCATTTTTAGATGTATCTATTTCCTTAATTTTTTCTATAACTTCATTAGTTTTTTTATCTAATTCTTCAATATTTGTTGGAATAGTAAAGTTTTCAACTTCAGGGATTTCTTCTAATTCAAAATTTACATATTTATTACCTAAATCCTTAGTATCATCAGGTAAATCTTTTTCTAACCTTGTATAGAGCGATTTAAAATCAGTTAATAAATCTTTTAGCTTATTGTAAACTTCTTTAAATTCTGTTATTTTATTGTTTTTTTGATCAAACAAATCTTGTAATTTATTCTGTAAATTTTTTATTTTTTCTTGTAATTGAATAGAATTGGTAATAGCAAGTGCAATTTGTGCTTGTTCCTTTTCTTTTCTTATTTTTTGCAGCAGTTTTTTTGCTTTTTCTTCACTCAACCTCTTTAATTTTTCTTGTAGTTCTTTTTCATTTCTTTCTTCCTCTTCCTTACGTTTTTTTTCTTCTTCTATTTTTTTTTTCTTTTCTTCATTAGAAATATTTATAGACAATGCAAGTGCAATACTCGTTTTTTCATCTTTGGTTTTTAAATATTCAATTATTTTTTTTAATTTATCAAGTAAAGTTTCACTGTCTTCGTAAATTTTTAATAATCCGTCTATTAAACAAACAGAATTTTCATTTTTCATTTCTTCGTCGTCATCACAATCAAGATTAGAATTTTCAATTTCTTCCTTAAATTTTGCTTCTTGTATTTTTCTCCTCTCAACTAAATCTTCATATTCCTTTAAAAAATCTTTAACTTTTTGTTCATTTTTATTTAATCCATTGCTTAATGTATTTATTTCTTCAAATATTTCATTAATTAAACTTATCATTTCGTCAAAGTCATCTAGTCTTTTTTTTTTAGCTATATCGGCAAGTCTTTTTTCTTCAGCAAGTCTTTGTTTTTCAGCTTCATCTGCAAGTCTTTTTTCTTCGGCAAGTCTTTGTTTTTCTTTCTCTTTTAATTCTTCTGCAATAAAAAGACCAAGAGTTGTGCCAATTTGTTTTCTAGTTAAATAATTGATGTAATTATTTTTAATTTTTCGCAAATGGTCTTTTAATGTTGCAAAACGATCTTTATTTTTTTTAAAAACTTCATTTTTCTCTTCTTCCTCTTCTTTTTTGGCTTTTGTATCTCTAAAGGACTTTAAATTAGCCTTTATTTTTTCAATGTCTTTATTAATTTTATCCTGTAAATTTATGAATTTTGCTGTATCTGTTTTTCCTTTATCAGCCATTATTTATTTATTATATGTTATACATAATAAATATATTTTTTTGAAGTAATAGACTAAATACTAAATTATGCTTTTGACAACTTCATAGTTTTTCTTTTTCCACCTTTATTACGTTTCATTGTTTTTCCTCCCGTATTAGTTATTGAACTTTTATATAATGGTTCAAATGTAATTTTTTCTTTAAGTTCCTTAAACATGGTAGGGGTTTCGTCTTCATCATTACATATGGTTGCTACTGTGTTTAATTTTGCTAATTTATCTGTAAATTCAATTGTTCCTATAGTTGATATAGCATTGCTATTGTCAATAAGTTCTAAGAAATTAAATATTGCTGGTAATACATCTGGAATTCTACTTTCTATTACTTGATTATTTTTCTTTACAGTTTTTTCATTTCGGTCTATAAAATCAGGTAATTTAAAATCTTCTTTTAATAATAAAATATTTAAACTTGATGATTCTTCTTTTAACATGTTATCTGTTTGTTTAATAGTCTCTAATGCTTCTTCAATTAATTTTTGGTCGATATTTAATTCACCTCTTTCACTATTAACTGATGGATCTTCACTTTCGGCCAACTCTTGTAATGATAAATTGTCCAACTCTTCTTCTGATAAAGGCTTTATAGATTCTTCTGCTGCTAGTTCTCTTGCTCTTTCTTCCTGTGTTTTTCGTCCCTTTTCTAATGTATCTTGCAATTGTTTAACAAAACTATAACCTATATCTAGTTTTCCAACGGGCTTTTCATCATCATTTTTAATTTCTTTAATATTTTCAATTTCGGTTTTATTTTCTTCATCAAATTCTTTTTTTTCTAATTCTTCTTTTATGGCATTTGTTTTTTCTTTAGGGGCTTCATTATTGCCTTGGTCAGGAAATATTTTTATTTGTTTTTCTTTATTATCAGATGAATTATTATATTCTTTGATTACTATATTGATTTCATCTATTGCCAAATTAATATTTTGATTTGGAGTTTTTTTATTCTCCTCTTTTTCTTTATTATTATTCTCGGGTTTTCCCCAAATTGTAATTATATAGTTTGTTTTAAGTTTACGTCTTAAATCAGTAAAATTATTAATTGCAAATCGTATATTATTCGCCATCACTTCATATTCATTTTTCCTTAATTTTTGTTCTTCATCTAATGGTTGGTTATTATTTAATTGTTTTAAAACCTTTATAGTAAAAAGTTTATTGTATTCATTAATAAAATATTTATGTTTCTTTTCAATATATTTATTAATATCTTTTACCCTTATATATTTATTATTATTTGTATTTGGAAATACTACTTTACCATATTTTTTGGTGTCAAGTTTTTCTTCAAATGAAACATTTGCCCAATCTTTAAGTATAAATAATCTAAGTAAATCAAGTTCAAGTAATTTTGCTTTATCTATAGTTATTTTTGCACCACCACTTAGGTCTGAATATTCGAAACAGCATTTTTTAAGAAGATGATAAACAATAGTTTTGAATAAATTATAATTGGTAGAAATTAAATCTGTTTTCTCTTTGCTTTCTTTGTTTATAATATTGAAGTTATCATAGAAAGGAGTTGGTGGTGGTTTTAATTTTGCATCTATAATATCTTGCACTTTATTTTTTTCTATTTGGGTTTCTGGGTCTTTATCTATATATTTCGTATCAATGGTATTAATTAATTTTAAGGATTCTTTAACAAATTTATTGGTAATTTCATCGTTATTAATTATATCTTTTGCTTCATGATAATAAACTACCCGTTTCAATTCATTGATGTCAATGTAAGGAACAGGAGGAGGGTTGCTTGCTTTTTTGGATACATTCACAACACAAAACACACCAACTAAAAGGTTTTTATATAATTCACTTAATAAGGTTGTTTTGTTTTCTTCTGTAGCATTTGGTTTTAATTTTGTAAATATTTCGTCAAATATAACACTGCCTGTGAAAGAAGTTTTATCTACTTTTGTAATCTTTTTATCAAATGCAAAACAGTTTTCATGATTAGGACAGTATTTATCAAAACAAATATCTACATAATTTGGCACAATAGACAAAGCATCTTTGTTTTTCTCATATAACATGTCACGTATTGCCGAACGAATATCTTTAAGTGAATCATTGATAAAATAACCTTCTGTGCGTCTATGTTTACAAATAGTATCGCCTATTTTTAATCGTTGGTCTCTACTTTTTAACATGTTATCTATAAATGTTTTTAAACCTCCACCAAAAACATATTTCTGCATAAAAGTAAAGTCAATATTTTCTTGTAGGTTTAATTGATTCTTTAAAGAATCTAATGGTGTATTACTATGATAAACAATTTTAATAGGAACTTCCGATTCCGGGTTTGTTATGAAATTATTAATATTAGAAAAGTATGTAGGATATTTATCATTTATACCCAGTTTTTCTAAAAAATATTGTGCACTATTTTTTATGGCATTATAAGTGTTTGTTACTAAATTTTTTTGTTCTGTTACATTTCCTTTTGCACTAGGTCTTGCACCTAGTAGTTGTCTGACAAGTTCATCAGGGTTTATCGTTAGTTTCCGATTGTTTCTTACTTTTATTACTTTAATTTTGTCATCATTTTTTACTAAATTATTCCATGTTGTATCATAGTCAATTTCATTATCGTTTTTTGCAATAGTTTCTTTTGGCACTATGGTAAGTCTAATTCCTTCTTCAATAAGCTTTGTTTTTATATCTAGTATGTTGTAGTTCCCTTTCAGTTTTTTAATTATGTCATCATATTTTGTAAAAAATGGTTTAAATTTTGAATATGCGTCATTTTGTTTACCCTCGTTTATATTTTTAACTATACCAGCGGGAAGTATAAATGAATCATATTCATCAAGTTTGCTTTTATTGTCAGTGAAACCCTTAAAAGACTCAACATATTCTTGAAATGCTTGATTAAATGCTTTTGATTCGTTAGTGCTACTTGAACCAGTTAGAGTTCCAGAATCCATGTTAAATATTTCTTTTTTGGCTATAGCAAATTTTGGATTTGTAGCAAATTTATAATTTTTAAAAGAATTATGCAATTTTTCGTATTCTTGGTCATTTAATTGTTTAAATTCTTTATTTTCTGATTTTATAAAAATGTTGGCAAATATACTAAAAGTGTTTGCATCAGTAAAATTTTTCAAAATATCATATCCTCCAGCTATCCACTTGTCTTTATTAATAGTAAAATTAGTTTCAATGATTTCTGGGTCAAGCAATGGTAAGTCATTATCATCTATTTTTTCGCCACCACCATCATTATTTGCTCCTTCGTCAACATTATCAGTCAGTTGTGCCCATGATGGTATTTCATCATCTTCATCATCATCTTCATCATCATCTTCATCATCATTATTTGTTCCTTCGGCACCACCTTTTAGATTATTATTAGAATTTTTAAATTGTCCAATAGGGTCCAATATATCACCTTTTACTTCTTTTCTATAAAAAAATTTATTTTTGTCTCTATCAGATTTGATATTGATAAAATCCTCTTTTACTTTTTTATTTTCACAATCAAATTCATTTTCTACTCCAGCAAAATCACCAACAATTAATGTAGGTCCATCAGAATTTTCACTTTCTTTGAATTTAACAAAAATCAATGAATGACTACGAGAACTATTTGGGTTATTTGTAGTTGCTTTTACATGTCTATCGTCATCAATCAAATACCTTACAAAGTCGCCTAATTTGGTGCCTTTGGTAAATTCTTTTGATTTATATTCGTTTCTCTTAACAAGATTTAATTGGTCATATTGGTTTTTTTCCGATTCTGATAATGTAATTCCTTTCTTTGTTTTCTTTTCTAATTCTTCTAATTCATCTGTTATTAATTTTTCAACACGAAATTGATGTTCATTTGTATGTGTATAATTATCTTTTAAATGAAATTCATTACTGCTAAATGTAAATTTAGCAAGACGTTCTCCACTGGGTTTTACAGGTTTTTCTGTTTTATTTTTACCACGTCCAGAATCCTCGCTTTCTTTAGGGTTTATTTCACATTCATTTTCTTTATTTTCTTTCCCAGTGTCACACATATCTGAATTATAAAATTCACGAAAATCAATTTCTAAATATTTATATTGTGGAGATGAATTTGAAGCAACAATATTACACAATTCAATCAAGATACCATTTTCTTTCTTTTGATTAAAATAAATTAATGTGCTTGTTTTACCAGCACCACTTGCTCCATAACCCATGATAAACACATTTTTACCAGATATTAATTGGTCAGTAACCACTTTCATTTGTTTTGAAATAGATTGGTTATTCATTTCTGGTTTAAATATTTGTGTAAACTCACCAAAAATATAGTTTCTATCATAATTATTAATTTTAATATCATTTCCGTATTGAGAAAACTTTTTATTATCTATCAAACCGTTTGCAATTTTAAATCCTTTTCCTTCACTTGATGTTACGTCTTGTTCATAATATTTTTCATTGTCATCGTTATACTGTAAAAGCATATGTTTTTGTTTATTACCACCTTGATCAAGCTCTATATTGAATCTTGCATTATTTACGCCTTCTTGGTGTTGGTCATTTCTGATTTTTATAAAGGTTAATATATTGGTTTTCATCAGGTCACGTGTCATAATATTAATTGCAGTTGCATTTTCCTTTTTTTGTAATTTTTCTACAATATTTGCTTTGTTAAACTCTAATATTTTATTTATATGGGAATCAATTACGTCAATTAAAAAATTCATAGTTTCTGCCTTTTGATCGTTACCTCCTTTGAACATTGGTTGTTTGTTTTTAAATCTGTATAAATAATCAGAGAATTGCTTAAGTTTTACTTTATAATTTCCTTTTTCGCCTTTATATGGTGCATTATCACCTTCAAAAAAATCGTCAGTGATTGTTTGGTTTTTTTCAGTATATGTCATTAAATCATCTTTGACAGTGCCTCTTTTACTATCTTTTTCTGCCGTTTTTTCACTTTCATATTGTTTCATTTTAGTAAAATCCACATTTTTCCAAAGATTATTTATTATTGTTTTATTTTGATTATAAAAACTAGACAAACTTTGAATATTGTTTATTTTCTCATCTACATTATTTTCCTGTGAACTTTTTAATTTTTCTAATGCTTGTGTATAACTATCTTCATTAAATGCTAAAAATTTCTTTAAATTGGCAATATTAAGTTTCTTATTAGTTAATTTTATAAATAATGTTAATACTTCTTTGAACAATTCTGTTACATCTTTTTCATTATTTATAGTTGACTCAGATTGCGGGTCAATTTGTTTATTTAATGTGTTAATAAGACCTTTCATTTTCTCTATGAATTCAGGTGTAATTTTTGCAAGTATACTTTTGTTTTCAAGCTTTGATAAATCAACAACTTCAAATAGTTTTTCATTTGGTAGTTCACTGAATTGAAAATAATTATCTTTTTTAGATATTGAAAAAGTTTCCCTTGTTAAAAGAGCTTTGTTATTAGAGTCTTCGTTGTAAATGAGAGTTAATGGGTGACTAGTAGGATTAGTTTTAAAAGAATCTAATGACTGAATAGGGATTTGACTTTCCAGTTTTATTAATTCTTTAATTTCAAGACTTTGTAAATTAGTTTGATTAATAGCTAATTTATCACCAATAGTTTTATCATTTAAATCTAAATTTTTTTGTCCAATTAACAAGACAGGTTCATTCATATCGGTAAGATCATCAGTTAAGGTTATTACAAATGTTAATTTATCAGCCATAAATATAATATACTATATAAACACTTTTTATATTTTGTGAAAATTAAATAATACGTTTTAGATTTTATAAAAATATAGATTGTTAATATAATCAAGTAGTAATGAAGATATATCCTAAAGATTTTTGCATATTTGTAGCATCCCATGTATCAAAAGAACAAAGATTAGATTATTTAATCATATGTTTAAAGTCATTAATTTATCAAGAATTAAAAATTCCAATTTATCTATCCATATCATTTGAGAATGAATTGTTAAAAGAGGGTTTTGAAAAACAGCATAGTGAATTTGATAAATTATGTTCCTTCCTAAATGTAAATTATATGAAAGATAAAACTTCACAAATGAGGCATTATTATGAATTATTAAAAAAAAATGGCAATAATCATAAGTGGATTATGTTTTGCGATGATGATGATACATATGAACCAACTAGAACGTTTTTATTTGCCAAATATTTAACATATGGTGAAGAACAAGTAGAAAAACCTAAATATATAATGTCAGGAGCATATGAAGGAGAAGAAAACCATAGACAAAAAAGGCATGAATACTGGACATATTGTGTTAAAAATACAATAATGAATGAATTTTACAAGGGAATAGAAAATCACTCAGAAATCATGGATAATAAATGCTGTGATGTTTTATTTGGAGAATTCCTAAGAAGGAAAAATGAAAACCATATATTTTTACAAATAAAACATAAATGTTATAATTATAGAATAGAGGAAAATAGTGATTCAATAACAGCATTTATACAGTCAAAACAGAATACATATACAATAAATTCTAAACCGCCGGCAGAAGAAGATGAAAACTGGGAAAAATATAAAAATGATTGGGAAAGTTTTGTTTTGGAGAATATAGAAATATTCCTTCATGATACATATTTGAAGACAATAGTAGGTTTTACACTAGAGGATATAATAAAAGGCGAGTTTTTACATAATTATACTTTGCTTGATAAAATAAACACCGAACCGAAAGAAAGAATAGAAAAACTGTATAATTACTTAAGAAGCGTATGCAATGAAATATTTGATACAAAGATATAGTAAAATTGATTCAGTCAACATAATAATTTAAGGGGTAAGAAGTTTGTTAATATGAATACCACGACAATAGAGGTGCCACCTAGCAAGACGAGGTTTTTGGTTTATGATGTAGAAACAACTGGACTTTTACCAAGAAATAAAACAAATTTAGATTTGAGTAAATGTCCGCATATAATTCAGTTAAGTTTCGTAATTTATGATATAAAAAAGAACGAAATAGTTTCAGAATATGATAGTTATATAAAAAATGATGATATAGTAATACCAGATGTTGTAACTGATTTAACTGGAATTACAAATAAGAAATGCATAGAAAAAGGAAACTCAATAATTGAAGTATTAGAAAAGTTTTATGAAGCTTATATGTTTTGCGATGGACTAGTTGCACATAATATGGATTTTGATGAAACAATGATAAAAATAGAATTGGAAAGAAATAGAAATTTAATTATGGCAAAGGCACCCTATTGTTATATGATATTTAATGACATGTATGAGAAAGTGCACAATATTGAAAGATTTTGCACAATGAAAAAGGGAACGGACGTATGTGATTTGTATTTAGAAGCACAAGATGGTAAACCAAGAAAAAAAAAGTGGCCAAGATTGAATGAATTATGGAATCATTATTTTCCAAATGAATCAATACAAGGATTCCATAATTCTTTAATAGATGTAAAAGCATGTTTAAAATGTTATTTGAAAATGAGATATAATTATGAAAACAACAAAATTATTTGATAATTGATGATTAAAATATTTAATAATCAATATTTTTTTATAATGGGAAAATTATGCAGAACACATCTCACAAAGTGTCTCAGATAATTCTTCTACACCTTCTAAACTATTTTGTTCCTTTTTTTCAGGTTCAATAGTAAACTGTTGTGCTTGGTGTCTAGCTCTTCTTCTAAGATAATATATTCCAGTTTTTAAACCTTTAGACCATGAGTAAAAATGCATAGATGTGAGATTAGAGTAATTAGGTTCTTCAATCCATAAATTAAGACTTTGGCTTTGACAAATATAGGCTCCTCGGTCAGCTGCCATATCAATTAATGTTCTCATAGGAATTTCCCAAACAGTTCTATATTTTTCCTTAATTTCATTAGGTATAAAATCAATTTGTTGAATGGAACCGTTGTTGGCAATAATATTATTTTTTATCTTTTCATTCCACATATCAAGATCTATCAAATCCTTCATCAAATATTTATTTGCAAGTATAAACTCACCTGCAATTGTTCTTCTATTATATATATTACTCGTAATCGGTTCTATACATTCATTATAACCAAGAATTTGAGAAGTAGAAGCGGTTGGCATGGGAGCAAGTAAAAGTGAATTACGTAGACCATACATTCTTATACTGTCTTTTAGTTTATCCCAATCATACATATCACTTGGAGTAACGTTCCACATATCAAATTGTAATTCTCCAAATGATGCAGGTGAACCTTCAAATGTGCTATAACTACCAACGTTTGTCTTGCCTAGGTCAATATCAGTCAACTTACCTTTTTCAAAATCATTGAATATTGCTTGATCATATATCTTTTCTTTGACTATTTCATATCTTTTTATAGAAATTTCGTTTGAACTTTCTAAAGCTGCATGATATATTGTCTCAAAAATAAGCTTATTAATCTTTTTGGATTCTTCACAACCGAAAGAAAGACCCATCATAATAAAAACATCTGCTAATCCTTGTATACCAATACCGATTGGTCTATGTCGTAAATTACTTCGCTTAGTCTTATCAGTAGGATAAAAATTTACATCAATTATAGTGTTCAGATTGTTACTTACAACCTTGGCAACTGCGTGAAGCTTTTTATAATTAAATTCTTTTACATCTCCGTTAGTTTCAACAAAAGCAGGTGCAGCAATACTTGCCAAATTACAAACAGCAGACTCATTTTCATCTGAGTATTCTATAATTTCAGAACAAAGATTACTAGACTTAATTGTTCCAATATTTTTTTGATTTGATTTTTTATTTGCAGCGTCTTTATAAACTAAATAAGGTGTTCCCGTTTCCATTTGTGCGTCAAGTATTTGAAACCAAAGGTCACGTGCCTTCATTGTTCTTCTGCCTTTACCTGCACTCTCATATTTTTCATATAAAGTCTCAAATTCCTCACCATATACGTCGGACAAACCGGGGCATTCATCTGGACACATGAGGGTCCAGTCACCGTCGCTTTTCATTCTTTTCATAAACAAGTCAGGAACCCATAATGCGTAAAATAAGTCTCTTGCCTTTAATTCTTCATCACCATGATTTTTTCTCATCTGTAAAAAAAGTTCTACGTCTGCATGCCAGGGTTCTAAATAAATTGCAAAGCTCCCATTACGCTTTCCGCCTCCTTGATCGACATATTTCGCAGTATTGTTAAACACTTTTAACATAGGAACGATACCGTTCGAAGAACCGTTTGTTCCACGTATATGACTACCTGCTGCACGAACATTATGAATATGAACACCTATACCACCTGCCCATTTTGAAATCAAAGCACAATCTTTTAATGTATTATAAATACCGGAAATACTATCATCTTCCATACCTAACAAATAACATGATGAAAGTTGAGGATGGGGGGTTCCTGCATTAAAAAGAGTAGGAGTAGCATGTGTAAAATACTTTTGAGACATTAAATTGTATGTTTCAACAATCTTTTCAAAATTCATTCCATGAATACCAATACTCACACGCATCCACATATGTTGTGGTCTTTCAACAGTTACTTTATTAATTTTTATTAAATATGCTCTTTCAAGCGTTTTAAAACCAAAATATTCTATCAAATAATCTCTATTATAATCTATTAATTCGTTAAATTCTTTTTCATATTTTGTTGCAGATTCAATAATATTTTTTGTTACTAATGGGCTATGTTTATCATGTTTATCTGTATAATTGTAAAGGTCTTTCATGACTTCAAGAAAGGAAGATTTTGTATTTTTATGATGATTGGATACTGTAATATGACCAGCAAGAATATTATAATCAGGATGAATAGATGCCATAGAAGCACATTGTTCAGCTGACAATTCATCTATTTTGGTAGTAGATATACCTGAATATAATTGGTCAATAACTTTCATGACAAGGGTTGTATAATTAATTTTTATATTTGCTTCTGTTCCTATACGCTTAATTCGAGCTAAAATTTTGTCAAAAGAAACAGTTTCTTGTGTTCCGTTTCTTTTAGTTACAATCATCTCTTCTTCATTTTCAAAATCCATGTTAATAATATTACTAAACAGAAAATTCTATATCATTTAAAAAATATTTATACTATAACTCTAATCTAAAGTATAAATGTGTTCGTTTTAATAATTAAACAGCATTACCGTCTTCATCTAATCTTATTAAACAAAAACCTCCTGTCTTTTTAATATTTGTTTTATAGGTATTTTCATTTTTACTTACAAGAGTTCCAGGTGATCGTTTTTTAGCTGCTCGATGCTCATAGCCATTTTCTTTTTCATATTGAATAGTATTCCAAAATTCTTCAATTTGTTTTATAGAATTATGAAACCATATTTTGTTTCTAGGAATCGTTACGCATGAATATTCATCCAAATACCAATATATAGTATTAAACCAAGCTAAATTTTTTTTATCCATATCAGCTTTTACCTCTTGACTCCATCTTTCAATATAGTCTTTTTCATTTGGAATATTTAATGGTTTATATTGATAAGTAGGTCCAGTAGGTTTTATGTGGCTTAAATCAAACTCATTAATGTTTGGTCTTTCTATAAAATGTAAAATTACACCTTTATATTCACAAGAATCTTTATTATAAAAATCTTCTTCGTTTGAAAATTCTTTTATTCTTGTTTCTACAAAGTCACAAAAACTTAAATCACAGGTTTCCATTTGAATTTGTGTTTGTATCCAATATTCATTCTTAGGAATACCAGTAATTTCTCTATTTACTATGTTCTTAATTTCTAGCATTCTGCCGTATTTTTGATTATTTTTATCAATATTTATACCATCAGGTGATGCAGCTATAAAGTTGTATTCTGGGTGTCTAATACAACCGAATTCTTCTACATTAGTTTGATACATGTCTTCATAAATCATGGTAGTAACTGGTTCATATTTAACTCCCCAATGTAAACTGCCAGAACTACATGCACTAAACATTTCACACCTTGAAACATCAAATGGTTTACATTTCTCATATATTAAACTATTTTTTTGAGATTGAGTCCCAAATATTTTCCATAAACTACTTGCACTAATTAAACTATGTCTAAATTCATACCATTCATTAGATTTCTGTTTTGGTTGTGGAACGTTACGTAATTTATCTATTTTAACTGACATATTTTCAATTTCATATGATTCTAAATCATAAAGTGTATCAATAGTCATAGTTAATGACCTTTTTGGAACATCAATTAATTCTAACTCATTTTCTACAATCTGTTCAATTAAATCCATAATATCTTCATCTTCAATAATAGTTTCTTGTTCATTATATTGATTAAATATGTCAAATATTTCATTCGTAATTTCCTTACACATTTCTGATTTGGAAAGAAGATGTAAATTATCAGTTAATACATCATGTGCAATCTCTTGTATTGATATATACAAATCTATCCAATCATCTTCAATTAAATTCATATATTAATTTTTACAACTAAATTATTCTTGGTTATTTAACTAAATTAAGTAATCAATTTTAAACAAATACAAAATTCGTTATTCTGAATCAATAAAAATTAATAATTTCTCTTGATTTAAAAATATAATAGATATTAACAATATATAACGAAAATGGATAAAGCAGTAGAAGAAAAATTGATAATTAAAAATGAAAAAGTAACTGAAAATCCAATTGTCGAAATGAATGACAAATTCAAAGTTATTTCATTATTTACAGGAATTGGTGGTATGGATATGGGATTTGATGGTGAAGTAATTTTACATAAAGATTCAATTATAAATAAAGAATTTATAGATAAACCATACACTATAAAGGATTTTGTTGTATTGAAAAAAAATAACTTTGAGTGTGTATTTCAAAATGATATACTTGAAGGGGCAAAAGAAGTATTTGGATTTAATAATGATAATTCAAAATATAATACAACAAGTATTTATAATTTGATTTCAGAAAATTTCATATTTCCCAAAGCAGATATAGTTATCGGAGGGTTTCCTTGTCAAGATTTTTCGCACTCGGGAAAACGGAACGGATTTCAAAGTAACAAGGGACATGATCTAAAAGAAACAGTAGACATTGAAAAAGAAAATAGTAGAGGAACATTGTATAAAAGTTTTGTCGAAGTGGTTAATCGTGTAAAACCAAAAATTTTCGTTGCTGAAAATGTATATGGACTGCTTACTATGAAAAATGAACCTATTAAACAAATTATGAAAGATTTTTCGGAGTTAGGATATGATGTTAATTATCAAATTGTATATTGTCCAGATTTTGGAATACCGCAAACTCGTAAGAGAGTTATAATTATGGGAATATCAAAAGAAAGAAATGTAGATATTAATGAAGGATGGAATATAATTACAAAAAATAAAACTGAATGTAGTATTGGAAAATATTTTGAACATCTTATAGAACCTGATATTACAAACGATATTTCCCAAATGGTATATTCAAAAGCAAAAAAACTTAAAAAAGGTCAAGGGCAAACCGAAATTAATTTAGGTTCATTTGCACCAACAATGAGAGCTGAACATCATGGAAATATTGAGTTCCGTAGACATGAAAATAGTAATATAAATATAAATGAAAAAACTATGATTGAGCGACGATTAACCGTTAGAGAAGCAGGATTAATTCAAACATTTCCACCAGATTATGTGTTTAGTAAAAAAAAAAATATGGTTGCATATAAGTATATAGGAAATGCTGTTCCGCCTTTATTAGGCTATTTGATTGCTAATAAAGTCAATAAATTATGTAAAAGTCATTTCGTTTAAATTTTTATATTTTCAAATTGTAAGGAAATTTTATCTATTTGGAATTGTTCTTCTGATGTATTTTTGACATAATCATTAATAATTTTTTTTTTGATTATTTTAATCATATCATCTTGCCAAGAATATTGACAAATTGTATTTTTTTCAATCCTTTTTAATGCACATTTTGCATAATGTTCTACCCAATCAGCCTTTTCTTTACTAACAAAAGGATTATTATTACCTTGTTCATTCATTTTTTCAAAATTAATAGCAGGTCTTGGTTTTCTATCTTGGAATAAATCAATATCACTTTCTCCCATAGAAGAATAATATTGTGAACATCTTATTTTGTATGGTTCTGATTCAGTAGATGGTCTTAGGCAATAAATTAATGTTTGATTAACATCTAAATTACCTATGGTTGAACCCGGCATTTTTTTACTTTTTGAGCTTTTTAATTCTATTTTGTCTTTTGTTTTTATTCCATCAGGATATTTAAATGTAATATTTATATCAGGTATTATACAAGTAATCTCTATTTCACTATACTCAGGATATTTTATTTTTATAGTATCCCATGACATTATACAACAATCACAAGCTAATTTAGAATATTCTGTATCAAGATTAGCTTCGCCATTATTCCATGTAATGCTTTCTAATTTATCTTGTCTCTCATTTAATTTTTTTGTAGTTTCAATACCAAGTTCATAAATAATAGATTTGGTAATTTGTGGATAAATTGGTTCTAATCCAGACATACAGATTTCTTTTAATTTCACTTATTAATTAGTTTCAAATCAATTTTTTATAAAACATAATTCTATTTAAAACATTTAATAATTTTTTTCCATTGTCTTATTCTATTTAACGATTGAAATTTTAACACATTCGCCTGTTGTTTTGTATATTCATAGGTAAACAAATTATCTTTTTCATGTTGCAACATTCTATTCATAAATAATTCTACAGATTCATCATAAGCAGATTCTATATTTGTATTTTTTTTGTAAAGATGATATAAAATACATCGGTCAAAATCATATGCACATAACAAATCTGCTTCTCTAACAACATGATATGCATATTGATACTTCCCTAAATCAGGAAACCCTTTTACTTTTACTTTAGAATAAGACATGCTACCGATTATTTTATCTACAGCTTGTAACTCACTACTAGTAATCTTTTTATCAAGTAAATTTGTAATTAACTTTTGTCCTTCGCTTGTAATCATATATTTATCATCACACATATCATGAATTGCAGAAGATACATATATAATTCTTTCATGTGGTATCAATTCTGGATAGTTTTTTTTTTCTGCTTCAAAAATTCTATTTGCGAAATGTATAGTATCAAAACTATGTTTTATTCCATGTGATTCATCAATATCATTTGCACGAATTGTAAACATAATAAAATTAATTATGGATGTAAAAATATTCATTTTAATATATTTTATAGACTATATAAAATATATATGTCATCTACTTAATCATTTTTTCTTTTATTCTATATTTTTTAAAAAATCGTTTATTAAAGTCATCAATACATTCTGAAAATTCTTTAATCTCTTCTTGGCAACAAAATTCATCATTAAAAAAATTTTTGAAGCATTTTTCAAGTGCTAAATTATTATTTTTACACTTATTTCTAAGTTCACGATTATAAATGTTTGATAATTGTTTATAATCCATTATATATATACCATGAGTTATTTTGATTGTATATCATCTGATTTACAAAATTATATATGTTTATTTATACCTTATAAAAGAAAAAAACTTATTTTTCTAGATGAATTTGAAAAAATTATTATTGATTGGTATAATAAAACACATATTGAAGACATAAATGTTTATCAATCATATAAACAAATATTTAATATAGGAATTAAAGAATATGAACTTGAATCAATGTATGAGGGATTTAATAATTATTTCACTAACAGAAAACAGTATTATCAAATATTTTGTCCATATATGGGGAGGTTTAAAAAGGTCTATAAAAAAAAGACATGTAAAGAAATTTAAGGAGACGATTTACCATCATCTTTTTCTAACCTTTTTTTTGGAGTAAGTGATTTTAATGTAGAAACACGTTTATCCAAGAGTTTAAGGGTAAAGTTTTTAGTTAACTGATTAAAATGTAATGCAGGTATTGACATAATTATTCTATTTTCTTTATTATAGACTACATCCTTTGCTTTATTTAATTTATTCTTATCCAAGCATGATTTAAAAAATGTTTTTAATAATTTCAAATCTTTTGCAGATAAACAATGTTCTTTACCATATTTTTCGGCGAATTCATGTAATTTTTGAATCTTAACTGTTTTATCCAATTTTATCCAAACATCACCTTTATTTCTTTGTTTTTCTTGTTCTAATATCTTATCTAAGTCATTAACATCAAGTTGACCAACTTTATTCTGAACAACTCTTTCTAAACTCATTATTATAAAGCTGCCTTTATATATTTATAAAAAAAATATTTTTATCTAATTTAATAAATATATTTATTGAATTAAATACTTTTGTATTTTATATTTATATGGAAAAAACAAAAAAGGTAAAGAACAAAAAATTGAATATAAAAAATACATTTTTACCCCTTAAAGAAATGAATGATGAGATAGAGATACAAAAACCATTTTTAAAATGGGTAGGAGGAAAAACGCAAATGATAGATAAATTGTTAACAAAAGTGCCGAAAGAGATGAATAATTATCATGAGTTGTTCCTAGGAGGAGGAAGTGTTTTACTTGCAGTATTATCTTTACAAAGACAAAATCTTCTTAATATAAAAGAAAAAGTTTATGCATATGACATTAACAATATACTCATAAACGTGTTTAAAGATGTTCAATCTAGAAAGGATGAACTCTATAAACACATTGAAAATTATATTAATGAATACGATAAAATAAATGGAAATGTTATCAATAGAAAACCAAAAGATATTTCTGAAGCCAAGACTTCCAAAGAAAGTTATTATTATTGGTTAAGGAGTAATTTTAACAAAATGGATAAATCAACGGTAGAATGTTCAGCGCTATTTATGGTTATAAACAAGCTTTGTTTTCGTGGAATGTATAGAGAAGGACCAAATGGATTTAACATTCCATTTGGAAATTATAAAACTACACCAAGTGTAATTAGTAAAGAGAATTTGGACATAATAAGTGACCTTATCAAAGATGTAGAATTTAAACAGAGTAGTTTTACTGATTCAATAAAAAATCCAAAAGAAGGAGATTTTGTATATTTGGACCCGCCATATGCTCCTGAAAATAAAAAATCTTTTGTTGGATATGTAAATGATGGATTTGATTTAGAAATGCATAAATGCTTGTTTGATGAAATAAAAAATTTAAGTAAAACAAATGTTCGTTTTATTATGAGTAATGCAAAAGTTGATTTAGTTACAGAAAGTTTAAAGGATTTTCATTCAGAAGATATAACAGCAAGAAGAGCTATCAATTCAAAAAATCCTGGTTCAACTACGACAGAAGTTTTTATTTACAATTATGAAATGAAGTAAAGGTTTATTATTTATTGTTTTTCCTCTGCAAAAACAAGTTCTTCAAGAACTTTTGAATGATCTTTGTCCCATGCGTATGTTAAAGCAGTAGGAGCGGTAGGAGCGATGGGATTAAATGTCCAACTAGGAGCAATACGATAACAATGTCTTTCATTTGATTTATATACATCAATATTGGGGTGATTTAGTAATAATGTAACAACTTCTATAAATCCGTGTTTACTTGCTACCATAAGAGGAGTCATATTTAAAGTATCTCTAACATTGACATCTATATTATCTAGGTTTAATAAATAAGTAATAATATTTGTATGTTTATGAAAACATGCTGTTATAAGAAGAGGGCTTGTGCATGCATAATAAAGTAAATCATCATATCTCGGTAACCCCTCTTCGTTTACTTGATACATTGCTGTATTTACATCAATTATATTACTTTCAAACAATATTTTCATAATTTCCAATTTGCCATAATAACAAGCAAACACCATACCTGTCTTAATATCATTATTTTTTTTACGCACATTAATATGAATATTTTGATTACATAACCAAACCCATCTTTCAAGCAATAAATTAACCATTTTTAAATTATTAGACATACAAACATAAGTCATTGCAGTATATTCTTCATAATTTTGTTTAGTTATATCAGCATTATATGAGAACAATAATTTAATGACTTTCAAATAATCGCAGTAACTATCATTATTATCATTCTCATCAACTCCAACAATAGTCACTGTAATAAGAGCAGTATTACCCTCATAATCTACCGCATCTACATCAGCACCGTTTTCTAATGCATCTCTAACGACATTGAAATCTCCAAAAGTAGCCCCTTTGAGTAAAGATTTATTATATTTGTTTTCTGATTGTATCATTAATTAATATAATAAGTAAAAAACATTTATATTAATTAAATTTAATTAAAAATATTAGTAAGCAAATTCTTAATCTTTACTACTACTTTATTCTTCATTTAAATTTTTTGTTATTTTATTTTCTATTGATTCTATTTTTTCTTTCCATGTATCAAATTCTTCTTCATCCATTATTTTTTGTTCATCAATTTCATCTATAAATTTGGAATCAATTAGTTCAGCTATTTGAATTTTATAACTTTCAAGATCTTTTTTTACAAGTTCCAAGAAAGTTTCAATATATAATTCTTGATTATTTTTGATTAACCAGTTTCTTATTTTTAAACTATCTTTTTCATCTAACAAACAAAGAAATTCATTCATTTTATTTAAATGTTTTTTTCTCCTTTCCATAAGTGGTTTTACCATAGATTCATTCCACATTTGCATAAAGTTTTCATATTCATCATTACTTGTTTTATTATTGGTATCCATTTACATATAACCACCAATACTCTTTTAAGTGATTTTTATAATTATTTAAAATTTTACATTTTTGCATAAAATTGATGAATGTATATTTTCTTATTGAAGTTATAGTAAAAGAATTAATATTATTATAATTATGGTGCAATTTTCTAAAGAACAAGAGAGTCAAATAAACCTTTGGTGTATAGAAGGAAAAATTAAAGACACCATTTTGAAACAAACGAAAGAACATAATGAAATTGAAAAAGAATGGGGGAATAAAATGATTGAACAAAAAAATAACGGTCAATGGACTACTAATCTAGGTGAACATTACATTTATCAAATTCTTAAAGAATTGGGAAAAAATCCGAGAAGACCAGAAACAAAAGGACACTATAGACCTGATATAGAGACAGATGATGTGATTTACGAAATAAAAACCCGAAATTATACTACTCCTGGAACTGCAGGAGAAAAAGTTTATGGGGTTCCACTTAAATACGCAGAAGTGCCCAGTCTTTACAATAAGCCGTTGAAGATAGTTTGTGTAGGATATCAAGAACGTGAACTAACAGAAGGATATACACCAATTTTTGGAAATATTCGCAGTATTCATAAAGAAATATTAGAATATTTCCAAAATAAACATAATATTGAGTTTATTAAAGCAAGTGACTTAATTAAACAGGTTTCTGAACAACGCCTTCAACGTGCTGAGGATTTTAATGTAAATTCTAACCAAGATATAGTAAAAGAACCCCTAGAATTGATTGGGGAATCATTCCAAATACAAATAAATAAAAAATAATACAAATATACAACACAATTGATATTTAATCCGTCAAATTCATTAATCTATTATAACAAAATAACATTTTTTTATTTATTTGAAACATAATTGATGGGTCATAATTGTCAGACTCTATATAGTCATCTATTTTTTTTACAATAAGTTCGGTTGCTCTCGATGAAGATACGCAGTCATCTTCCCAAAAATACTGATGTCTACACTTGTTGAGATTATCATAATAAAATCCAACAGACCGTTTTTCATTACAGGTAATAAATGCTTCACATTTATGAGAATAACCAATCCTATTTTTACAATCATCTGATAAAAGTTCATTTATGAGTAGGATTAAAAAGCCAAAGCCATATTCAGAACCTATTTCATAAATTATATTATTCCAATTATAATCATTGTTGTTTTTTATATTAATTGCTTCTTCTACATATTCTCCAATACAATCTTGTAACTCATCTGGTAATAATTTGAATGATTCGACATTACCTAAGTTAGAATTGTTATTAAACACTGTTCTTGTCATTTTACCTTATAATAATTATTTGTTACTACTATAATACATAAAAAATAAAATCTGTCAATTTTATGTATATTTAATTAATTATAAAAATCTTGATAAATCACTTTTATCCGGACCATTCACATGAACAAACATCGGATTTTTTTGTTTATAAAAGCAAATATCCTTGATAATTTTTATATCTTCAATATCAACTTGATATGTATTCAAAAATAAATTATTTTCGTAATCTAATCTAATTAATTCAGGTCTATCAAAAAATTGTTGCGTCCAAAATCTTTGATCATCATGGTTATCATCATATTTATAATTTTTCATACATTCTCGGATAGCACCTGCCATACCAATAAACATACCACTATTTAAATAAGGAAAATCAACATCTTTCTTGGAATAATAAACGTGTTTTTCAGGGTCAGGATTACATGTAGTTTCACAACCAAACACAATTGGGTAATTCATTTCTAGATATTTCTTAACTATTTCTCTTTGGGTTCCAGTATAGATAACATCATAGGCATCCGTGAATAATATAATATCATTATTTTGAATTTCTGATTGGAAAACAAAATTATATACTTCTTTTAGTTTTACACCGAAATTTCCAGTTGATTGCCAACCAATATTTCTATTTTCATGCAAACCTAATATATGTATCTGTTCTTCATTTTTTTTAATTGTTTTTATTATATTTTCCAATATATCATGCCGTTTAGTAGCTACAGTTATATAATAAAAATTAACCATAGTTTCAAACGAAAATTATATTTATTATATTTTATATTTATTAATATAAAATAAATGAATAAATCCCATATGCTTTTATAATTGAAAATTAGCAAGATTACCCAATAAATGAACTCCTAAATGAAGATAAGTATAAGTCCAATATTTTTGTCTTTTATAAAAATATTGTCCTACATAATAACTTGTTACTGCTGGAATAGAAAAAATAAAAAAACGATAATTTGAATTTTTTAATGAAGTATATGAAAAATATATCACCCCTACTTTTACTAAAATTACATCTAACTTTCTTCTTATTCCAGGATGAGGTTTTCTCCAGTAATTTAAAGAGGTCAAAAGAACTGACCCCATAAAGAATGCATTATCAAATTTTCTATTTTGAATAGACATTATCATTGGATACATAGCTATCCAGGACGTGCCCCATAAAATATTATGTTGTTCAGGGAGTAAATCTAAACTCATTTTATTAATTTTATAATATATAAATATTCTTTTACTGGTTTATATTCCTTTTCTCTTTTATAATTACTGATTCCCTTTAATCTATTGTATGTTTTGTGATTTATTGGTATCTTTTCAATATCATTACTAAATACCTTTAATAAATCATCTAATTCAGAAATAGGAATAATTCCACCGTCATTATAGGATAGTAAAACATACCTTGCATTCATATTTTCCAATAATTTTATCATTGCATCCTTTGCCTTTTTTGAACTATTATATGGAGATGTTATCCAATTTAAAGGTTGACCTCTATTTGTATTTGGTATTTCTATATTTTTATCCCAATCATTAATGATATCAAGTAAAAAATAATAAATATTATAGGGGTGCTTATTGTAAGGTGGGTCTAAGTATACTATATCTAAAGGTTCTTTTTCTTTTATTTTTTTAGTCCACTCCAATACATCCATTTGAGAAGTATGAATTTTACAATTATTAGGGTAAAGAATAGGAAAAGAAAGTAAGATTGGCTGTGTAATTCTATTTACATCAACTTCGTTTTTACCTCCATATTTACCAATTCCGTCTGAATCTTTATAAAAAGCTGAAAACTGACCATTTGTATTATTATGTATAGATGATTCTACTAGTAAAGGACCTAGTAAAAAGGGTTGATATTTCTTAGGAATTGATTTAATATAATCACGTATAATGTCAATTCTTTTTCCATTTTCGTGTGAGAAATAAGCTCTATCTTCTTTCTTTATTTTTTCATTTTTTGGTGCCCAATGTTTAGAAATCCAAGGTTCATCTGGACTGCTATTTAAAGATAAATTATTTGCATTTTTTATGTAACTTTGAATTTTTTTTAAATCTTGTGGATTTGGATTTGATAAATAACAATCATTTAGTGTACAAGAATATCCCGCAATATCATTCGTGTAAAGTTCTTTTGATTTCGTTTTTAATAAACGGCTTACTATCCCTGAACCTGAAAATCCATCACCTGTTACTATTTCATTTACGTTTAATTTTTTTTTGATGTTATCTATAGAATCTGCAATTATTGGTAATAATTTTCTTTTATTTCCCATATAAGTTATTATTTGTGTTTTTAAATATTCCTTTTCCATTATATAATTAAAAATATATTTTTTTCATATTTGTTTATAGTCCAATATATAAAACATGTTAGATAATGAAAAATATGTTCCTTATGAAATAGAAAAATACATATATTCTTTTGTTCCAATTAGAAAATGCTGCTTATGTAAAAAGTATTATATAAATTACAATAAAAATAATTATTTTTGTGGAAAAAAATGCAAATATATTTTTATTTCTGGTTTTCTTTCCAATGCTTTTTTATCAATTAATATATTAAATATTCAATTAATAATAATCATATTTTTAAAGTTCTTTGCTTTACTAGGTTTATCTATATTTTATTTGACTGTAAAAACAATTACAATTTCTAGTGGATTAATTATTTACAATTTTAATATTGTTTTATTAAATCATTATTTTATAGGAGACGAATGGGATTAATCTTACTTCTTTTTCTTAATTACTTTTATCAGATTGGTTTTTGTTCAAGTGTTTGTATTTGCACTACTGTGCCATGTCCTCAAGAAGGTAATAATTTAGTAATAATGGGTAAGGGATATGCTAATATCACATATACATACCATGTCCATAATAATTATGAAGTAGTTATAAATGCGAAAGGAACTATTTACAAAAGTTCTTTAGATAAAGGAACCGACACTACTAGTTGCACTCAGAAATACTCTAGAATGTTAGAAGATGATGGACAAAATGATTGTGATGCAGGACATATATTAGCTAATAGATTAGGCGGATATGGAAATTTACCAGTCAATATTTTCCCTCAAAATTCTTCTATGAATAGAGGAACATACGCACAATTTGAAGGAGAAATATATGATTGCATGTTGGAAACAAATGGATTGGCATATTTAAGTTGGGATTTTTTTTACGAAAATAAAAATAATACAATGCCATATAAAGTTATTTATAGCGCAAATTTTGACGATTCAATATGTTCATTTATGCAATCTGAATTCTTAAATAAATAATCTAAAACTAAATAGTAGTTTATAATATGTCTGATTTGAAAAAAATAAATATAAATTTTGAAATAAATAAGGATAAAGAAAAAATCCCAAAAAAAAGAGAAATTACACATACAATTGATTGGATTGAATGTGAAAATAAATTTACTCATGAAGAACAGTTACAAATTCTAAATGATTGTTACCATAATAAAAATGATAAAAAAATAAATAATATTTTTCAAAAAGAATTAAGTAAAAAAATAAGTGGATATAAAAATCAAGATAAGTTAAAAAGTATATTTAATAGTGATAAATTCATAGATAAAAAAAATGCATTACAATTGTTGCAAGATAGCAAATTAATATGTTATTATTGTAACGATAATATGAATCTTTTATATGAGACTGTTAGAGATAATAAACAATGGTCTTTTGACCGTCTAGAAAATGAAGAAGGACATAATGTGAATAATTTAGTTGTTTCGTGTCTTTCTTGTAATTTAAAAAGAAAAACTTTATATCATGAAAGATTTTTGTTTACCAAACAAATAGGAAAAATTAAAAAAATATAAATGTAAATTAAAATTGTAAGTTATGTTTACCCTCAATATACAATATTTTATTATCATGTAGTTCTACAGCATGATAATTATAACCCATATTCAATAATTTGTCTTCTGTTAATTTTGTTGGTTTTGTTTCAACAATTATAATCGGTTTATATTTTTCAATTGTTTGCATACCTCCTTCTAATACCTCTGTTTCATGTCCTTCTACGTCTAATTGTATAATACTAATAGGAATACTTTTATCAAGGTATTTATCTAATTCAACGCTTTTTACTTTTTCAATAATATTATTTGATGATTTTTGTTCATTCTGTATAATTTTAGAACCTCCGCCACATAATACACCATTTACGCATGTTATCATATTTTTTTGCTCACTTACATTACTTAAACACATATTTTCCAAAATTACATTATTTAGATAATTTACTTTTTTATTTATATTTGCATAAATATAATTTTCTTCTACTGGTTCAAATGCATACACTTTGTTTATATCTTTAAAAGCTGGTAAAAAATCACCAATATAAGTTCCCGCAGTGACTATACTTTGATTATTAAAGTTTTTTTGTATAAATTCAATAGTAAATGGTTCGTAGACAGAACCTCTTTTTAACTCATAGGTAACTGGTCTTTTATGAGATGCAGGAATGATATAAGTTCCATATTTATTTTGACATAACAGGTCGGTTTCCTTATATTTATAATCCATATATGTATTCTAATATTATCTTTAATTTGTAAATTAATAAACAACAAAGAACTAAAGAATATAAAATAATAAAAATGAACAATATATAATGACTGACACTTTTTTTTTAAGCGCAAATTATAAAAATGTCCATCATAAACCATCATTATCTTTACATACTGACATTGTATCAAAACTCGATGATTTTTTATTATCAGGTAAAGTGCCTAACTTATTGTTTCATGGTTCTTCAGGAAGCGGTAAAAGAACAATAGTAAATAATTTTATTAATAAAATATACAACAATGAAAAAATTAAAATTAAAAGAAATGTTATGAATGTGAATTGTAGTCATGGCAAAGGAATTAAATTTATAAGAGAAGAACTCAAATTTTTTGCAAAATCAAATTTACAATCAGAAAATGGTGTTAATTTTAAAACTATTGTTCTATTAAACGCTGATTCATTAACTACAGATGCACAATCCGCATTACGCAGATGTATAGAATCTTTCTCTTATAACACAAGATTTTTTATTATTGTTGAGAACAAACATAAACTGCTGGTTCCAATTTTGTCACGATTTTGTGAAATTTATGTTCCCGAACAATTAGAAGATAATAAATTGGTCAACTTACACGATAAATTTTTAAAAACAAATTACAATATTGAATCATATTCATCTTCCAAAGAATATGTTAATTTAAAAATGAAAGATATAGATCTATATGACCTTACACAAAGTGAAATTATTGATTTTATTAATGACTTTTATAAAAAAGGAATATCATGTTTAGACTTGATAGAATGGATACGTTGTTATGAATTCTCAGATTTATTAAAAAGTTCTATTATATTGTATTATGAAAAAATTAAATTAGATTACAGGTCAGAACAACTATTAATGTTTACAATATTTAATTTTTTACTTTATAACAAAGATAAATCTGACATAACATTTTCTTAACAAAAATACTTAAAGTATTCCATTAAATATTATATATTATGGACGATTTTGTAGTATCTAATTTACATGAGTCACGAAATGAATGGTGTTCTCGTTTGGTTTCTATTTTTACACCACTTGTTATTGAAGGTATTAAATCTGTTTTTAATGAATCATGGAAAATTTGTGTAGATAATGATGAAATCAACAAATATTTAATGACATTTCAGAATTTATTATCTAGAATCCCAAAATGGAATAATAATATTATTGATGAAGAAAAGAAAAGAATTATTGAAAGAAGTGGTTGTGATTATTTGGAAGATTTAATTACATGTGTTCACATAATTCAATTAAAAATATTAACCTGTATTCGTGTAGGAAATAAACAAAAGAAGATTGATATTTCTATTCCTGATGTGAATACTTTTGTTCATAAAGTATACATTCAAGTTGCTAGAAAGGTTTATTCAAATGTTTATTTGTTTGAAAAGAATATTACACCTTTGCAAAGTCAAATGAATAGTAGAGAGCTAGAAAAGATTGTTCAAGAATGCATTATGCTTGCTATTCGAGAAAGCATACCAACCGAAGCTATTATTAAAGCATATATGGATGAAGGTGTAGAACATGATGAACAAGTATTTATTGAAGATGTAGAAGAAGAACCAGAAGAAAAGAAAGAAGATACTACACCAGAAAATAATACTGATACTGTCAACGAAGAAACAAAAGAGGAAGAAGTAAAAGAAGAAGAAACTATACCTGAAATTGTGCCAGCTATTCAAGATGTTGATCAAGAAGAGGTTACCACAAAACTTACATTCAATGATATGGACAGTGTATTAGAAGATGATAATAAAGTAAATGAGATTGAAGCACCAAAAACAATTGAAAGATTAGAAGATATCAGTGTTACTCGTAATTTGCAGAGAAGATTAGAAGAAGAATCATATGAAGATGATGATGATGAAAGAATTACTATATCTACTGAACCAGTTAGCTTAACTGGATTTGATACATTAGATGAACAAGTATCTAAGATTTCTAACGATGAGGTTATTTTGAACGATGTAGAGGAATTACCACCAATTTAGTCCTAAAACCATTTTATATGTTTAAGCGTGTTTATTAAAATACTTAAAAAACTATTTAAATATAATGTATACGTAATTACGTAATATGCCAGACAAGAGACACAATAAAGGATGCGGTAATGGATGTATAAGATGTTGGGTAAATAGACAGAAACATGGGAATAAGTTGAAAAAAAAGTTTTTCCCAAAAAAATTTGAAATTGATAAATCATGGATGTCAGAGGAAAAAGAGTATTTTTCTTTTTTTGAAGAATTTATGGATAAGTTTTGTGTTAGAAATTCTACTCCAGAACTAATTGCAGAAATTGATAGTGGAAAGATTAATGTTTTTGAAGAAAATAATAAATTAATTAAACAGACCACTCAGGCGTACATAGATTGGGTGTTAAAAGAAAAAGGTGTTAAAGAAAAATTAAAAGAAAAAGATTTGATTGAAACAATGAATCACACCTATAGGAACTCTGATATAATAGAAAGTTTAGGTTTTGTGTCACACTATCCAATGTATGGTGAAAAAACATATACCCCTGATTCAAAACCATTTTATTTGTTTAACTGCACTTATAAAAATACTTAAAAGGGTATGTATTATAATACCATCGTACATGTCAGAAAATTGCCACAATCATGGGAAAATTTATTGGAATTTTTTATGTGATTCAATGGTTCATGAACTACGCATATTAGATAATGGTTATACGGTTCCTGATGTTTGTATGAAGAGAAAACAGTTAATTCATTTTTCTAACACGTTTCATCAGGTTATTAAAGACTTTGCTGAGACTTATAAAAAAGATGATGATGTTGATGGTCTTAATCCTACAAAGTGGGAATATGAAAAATGGACACAAAGTAGTGGAGCACAAATCGCTTATCCTAATAGTTTGGTTTCTCTTTACATTCTTCTCAATTTGATTCTTCTTAATTCACATTTTAATAATACACAACTATTTTCGTCTCGTCAAGAAGGTATGTACAGATGTTGTTTAGGTTTAGCAGATCTTGGTCTTTCTCCTGAATTACAAGCTGAATTTAATGAAATTTATTCAAAATTATTTACAGAAGGAAAAAAATATAGTTGGTGTCATATAGATTTACATATTAATATGCTTACAAAAGAGTTTGTACAGGAAATCAAAGACTTCTTGAAAAAAATATTTGTATGTTTAATCCGAATTTATCAAAGTGATTATCATAAATGGACATTAGAACCAAGCGAAATATATGTAAAAATTCATCACATGTTTTTTTATAACTCCAAGTTGGATCATCATCCAGATTATGAAAGTCATTATCCAAACGAATGGTGTAATCTATAATTGCATTATTCTCAATACAATTTAGGAATAATTCGTTTCAAAATGTATTAAAATTTATAATTGAAAATTATATATTTTATGCAAAAAATATTGGTTTTATCAGCATTCATCGCTTTATTTTATTTTATAATGAAACTTTTAGAAATGAAATATTCAAGTGACGGTATGAGACCATTAAAATATACAATTCGTGATTCCTTTTATGCTTTTTCTTCTAGTGTATTATGTTTATTTATATATTCAAATATGAATGGTGCTATGGGCAATTTAATGGACGTTGTAACTGATAATAAATCATTAAATTTAAAATCAACTGAAGTATTCACAGGTGATCCTGAATTCTAATTTAAATCATTATATGTAAATAATATATATAATGAACTCTCAATCATATATGGAAACAAATTATGAAAAAAATGAACAAAAGGATTTACGAAAAATGATACGAACTTTAAGAAAAAGATACCAAAAAGACGAAAAAAATTGCACTAAGAAGCGAGGTTCTCCAAGCTTTAAAAATGAAACTATAAAAAAAATAAAAAATTACAAGAAGAAAAGATACAACGAACAAATTTTGGAGATGTTAGAAAAAATGGAACTGTTAATGAAAAAAAGAGGAGATATTTTTAGAATGAAGGCATATGCTAGAGCAAATAATACAATATCCAATATGACAGAAGATATAATTGATGTAAAACATTTGGAAGGAAAAACAGGAATTGGACCTTCCACTATAATTAAAATGGAACAATATTTGAAAACTGGCACCTTGGATGATTTGGAAAAAGAAAAGGAGAACCCCATGAATTGGTTAGTTGAAATACATGGAATTGGACCCAAAAAAGCAGAAGAACTTATAGATAAAGGAATAAATAAAATGAGTGATTTGGAAAACAGACAAGATGAATTATTAAATAACACACAAAAACTTGGTTTAAAATATTATGAAGATATTAAAAGGCGTATACCAAGATATGAAATAGATGATTACAGTAAACTTTTCCAAAGAGAATTTAACAAACTCAATTACAAAGATGGTAAATATGAAATCGTTGGAAGTTATAGGAGGGGCGCTCAAAATTCTGGTGATATTGATGTTATCATTACCTCCAAAAATCAAAATATATTCAAAGAATTCGTTGATTCTATGATTAAAAGTGGAGTTATATTAGAAACTTTGTCTTACGGTAATACTAAAGCATTGGTTATTGCAAAATTAGATAATTACCCTACTGCAAGAAGAGTTGATTTTTTATATAGCACTCCTGATGAATTCCCATTTGCCATTTTGTATTTTACTGGTTCTAAAGAATTTAATACTGTCATGAGATCTCATGCTTTATCCATGAATCTATCGTTAAATGAACACGGACTTTATAAAAAAAAGAAAGGTGAAGAAAAAGGAGAAAAAATTAATAAAAATTTTAAAGAAGAAAAAGACATATTTGAATATTTAAAACTCAAATATACAAAACCAGAACATAGAATAAACGGTAATTGTGTAGAAATAATGTAAAAGACTTAAATTATAATTGATTTAA